TTTTTCTATTGACAAAAAATTGATAGCATAACAGGAATAGTAACGTTCCGCTTTTTTAAACCCTAACGGAAAAAAAGACAATCTCTCCAATGCTCCAATATTTCAAAATTATGATTATTTTTGTGGTTCGTTCGTATTAAGTGATTTATGCAATTCATTTAATTTCATAATATTTTCCTCATTTCCATTAATATTCGAAAACATTATTTCGACGCTTTCATCTATTAATTTTGCATCATTATCTGAAATTGAAAGTGTTGTTGGAATTTTATTTATATCTTTAAATAATTTAATATAAGGTGCGACTTTCCCCTCCTTTTTTGCATTGCCAGAGGAAATTACTATTTTTAGAATATTTTCAAACGCAAAATGTATAAAATTTAACTTTTTGGCAGGAAATTTAATTGGAAAATCAATTACATTTTTCTTCATTTCATCCAATGTTTCTTGCCTTTTACTTTTTAAGATTGAATCAAAACTATCCTGGATTGTTGAATCAAATATATATCCTTTTGTTCCGTAATCATCAGATGGAATCCCTGCAAAGTAGCCATTATAAGCGTCAACTGAAATGATAACAAAATTATCATAATTGTTAATATTCTTATTGATAATTTTACTGAGAGTTTTTATTCCTAAATTATCATAGATGCCGCCATCATATAAGTGGATATATTTGTTCCCTATTTTTGCACTAAAATCTTTTAAAGCACTATATTGAAAAACGCCGGGAAATCCTGCTGATGCCATAACTGCTTTTGAAATAAGAAATTCACCAAGGTCTGATTCATACCGTTCAAATTCTCTTTTGGTAAAAACAAAAGGCTCCCCAAAAGAACCTTGGGTCGCATTTGTAGCATTAATTAAAAGCATTGGCCGCTCTGAATTAAATTCTTTAAATTTTAAATCTCTACCAGAATAATTTGTATCGAATAAATTGTCCGCTAAAGTTTGCGACATTATATCTGTCCTTGTAAACCCAGTAAACCAATACAAAAAAATATTATCAGGCCAGAATAAATTCCCTATAAATCTATAAATAAAATTCTTTTTTATATTATTTTTTGCATCTCTAAAATCCCAATATCTTCCAGATGCGAATGTGGAACCTTCGTCTCCGGATATACAGTAATAAGCTCCAGCAATAGAACCACCCGAAATAGAAGAAATAATATCTACATTCTTTAGTATTCCTAAATTCGATAATTTTTCCATGACGGAAATCGAAAAGTAGGCAGCTCTACTACCACCACCGGATAAGGCCAGCATAACCAATGTTCTATCTTTTCTCTTATTGACCGGAAAATCATATTCAGGTAATCGAAAGGTTGAACTTTTTAGTTTCTCTGCGTGGACATTGTAAGTTGAAAAAGTGCTACAACCAAATAACAAAAAAAAGATAGATACAAATAGACATATTTGGCAATTTTTCATATAATCCTCCAATTGAGATCCATGCTATCTATTAAAACAATTGTCAATATTTGCTCTTGTTGTTTAATCATTCAAGCAATTTTGATTTATTTTAAAAAAAATATAGAAATTAGTTTAATATATCTAAAAATAATAAGAATTGAGCTCCCATTTAAATCGCATTAAACAAGAGCTCATTTTTACTAATTACACACTATTTTACTTGCGGCGGAATGGCCAGGCTTTGTAACCATAGTCTTCCGCTCGCATTAACTTTCCGGTTTTGTAGTGTTTATACTCTTTAACCCAGCTGATTTTCTGGATTACCAACCGACCATTTATTTCAGCAATATTCGGTAATTCATGCTGAACCTTCTTATTTTTGTTCTCTTTCATCGAGACCTCAAATATTTTATTCCAGAAGGCTTTTTTTTGTTGATTTTTAGCCGGTATCTTCCGATACTTACGTTGACTAAGCGTTGGCATAAAAACCAGCAAATCCCCGCCCTGGTGTGGGGGCATTAAAACGATCCTCTATCAAATGTAATTGGTAGAGGGTCTATTTCATTCCAGAGACTGCCTCATATCTATAGCTAGCTGTACTTGCTGAAACATTGAATAGATACTGAATGGAATCCGATGAGCCTCCTTTGCTAATTATTCTTTTAATATGATTAAAAGGCATTTGTATCGCTGCTGAGAATTTATTTGCCTGACACTCAGGATCTTCATAAGGTCTTATTAACTTTCGATCCAGCTTAACAATGTGTCCAAATTCCTCTAATCTTGTTAAAATCGATCCCGTATGAAGAACTACATGACCTACTTCATGGCAAGCTGTAAAATTTGCACGAGGTTCTCCACGTTCAAGCCCCTCATATGTTTTAGAACTTAAAACCAATTTCCGATTTTGGAAATCTGTATATCCTTCTATTCCTGGGGATAAATCTTCAATTGCAAACTCGAATCCATATTTATCTCTCAAGAATCCTTTTTCAAGAAGATCCATAATCGGAAATTCTTTTGGTTTCATTAATAGTTCCTGTCTAAATGCTCTTATAAAATTTTCTGACTTTTTCTCAATTTCAGAATTTGAAAGTGGTTTTACTTTGCATACATCCATTATTCCTCCTTATTTATAGCGCTAATAATTCTTTCTATATCTTTTTCCTCAAAAGCATCCCATCCACGTGCCAAGGCAAAAGCAAGATTTTCTTTCCCTTTAATCTTCAGTTCAATCCTATCTCTCTGGTTTACGGAAGCATTCAGAAGCTCTTCATAAGGAATTCCAAGTATCTTTGAAAGTTTATGCAACATTTCCTTATCAGAAGGGATATTTCTCTTTCCAAGCTCAATATCTGAAATATAAACAGGAGAGACCCCCAGCTCCTTCGCGATTTCCCCCATACTCATTTCTTTTTCTTCACGAGCCTTCCTGATTTTCATGCCAAAAGGTTCTATTTTCATGGCGTATCACACCCCTATTAGCATGAAAGCATGATTGCTTATATGCTGTCAAGCTAAAAATAATATTTCAGCAAGTTGCGGAAAAAAATAGCGAAAATATTTCGTATTCAATTACTTATCAAATGTTATGCTATTTCGTGCGATCAATTGATCAGACGCACTTTCGTTGACTATAATATATCAGCCAATTTCGCCTAACGTACAATATCAGTAGGATTTATTTTTGGCTTCGGGATAAGTAATCCGGGCAACCCATTTCTCATGATCCAGAGGAAGAATCCGATTAATGCGAGCAGGATAATCCCGATCACTGCATACCACTGGAATTTCATTCCGGACGCCTGCCCTGCCCCCTCAGATTTCCTAGCGATAATTTTATCTTTCTCTTCGTTTTTTTTTCGCTCGATGTCGAGAGCGGTTTCGAGTTCATTTATATATCTGGACTGTTCGGATATTTTCGTGGAGCATTCAGTGAGTTTGTCGGTTATCCAATTTCGTAGATTCTTATCTGGAATTTGTGAGGGGTCTTTTTTGATTTCTGTAAGAACTGGTTTCACATCTATCGTGAAATCAGGTTTGTGCGGAATCGTCGCGCAAGAAAACGCCGCAAGCAAAGCGGCAATCATCGCTAAATTCTTTATTTTTTTAAGGAGAGAAATGAATAAATAATTATTCCTGTATAAATTCTTTGAAATTCTCATAAGTAAAAATCTCCTCTAAGATTTGTAAAATTTTTTTTAGCATTAATTCAAATAAAATCCGTCTTCAGTATGATGCAGAATAATTCCGTCTTTTATATAAAAAGTCTTCGTATGGATTTTTTGGCAATCAGAACATTTTGATTGTAGAAATATCATTTGGACATTCATAATTTTTATGGAATATCTCAAAACCATTATCTGTTCTCCCTGTAAATTGTTTTCAAAAAATCGAATTGTTTCTCGGGGAGCCTCTCGTGCTTGATTGCAAACGCCCTGATCGAATCTATAAATTTTCCCTGCTTTTCAGGCATTATGCAATAATTCAAATGTTCCAACATTTCCATCGCACTGTTGAATGAGGCAGAGCCTTTTCTTATTTGTTTCCCATCCATCGCTTGTCCTCAACCTCTTTAATTTTCCCGCAATCCCTACATTTGAATTTGTAATAGGTATGATCTGCATGAACTCGATGAGATACTAATAGATAATTATGCAAACCAATCCAGCACAGAAATTTTTCAATCATTCTTTGCCTTCGGTTTCAAAACATTATATTTAAGGAGGATTTTTTTCACCAATCCTAAATATAGAATATTTGAGAAAATAAATGTTATCAATAGATTCAAATTATAATTGAAAAATTCAATTTGAAATCCCTTGGAAACCAAATAGAAAATATCGGCAACCCCAGCCCCTATCGTTGCAATCAGGAAAATTACCAGTCGTTTCCGTAACCTTCTTTTTTTGGGATTTTTCGGTGCGATTATTTCCGATTCGCTCCACGGGCTTTTATTCATGATATAGAATCCGATTCCCATTATAGAGATCAGATACAACCACTGGACTGTCTCGAAGAAAAAATAAGATAGTCCAATCTTGACCCAGTTCCATAGTACCGGAAGAGCAGTGTTTGTTAAAAATGTAATAATTATTTCCATTTACGAACTCCAAAGTTAAATATAATTTTTCTTATTTAAGTTTAATCCGCTAAAGTAAAATTAGCGGATTAAATCCGTATCCATTCCGTCCCTTCGATAAAATCTTTTAAATCATGCTTTCTTAGGCATTCCTGCCAAGTCAGCCCAAATGTTCGTTCCAGGTGCGGGTAATCCTTGAATTTTCCACCCCAGTCACCTCCAGATGAAAATCCAATAGATTTGAAGGCATCGACTACTTGTTTCCAATCCGGTAAATTATCACTGTTTAAATCTTTATTTCTGTCCCATGTTACGTCTCTACCATCAGGCAATAATAGGCAGAAATCTATAGCAAGTCCATAATTATGGAAACTTTGTCCAGCTTTAGCATTTGTAACACCTCCCTTCCTGAATAGCTCGTCTTGTTCTGCAAACGTTCTGATTCCCTGCGCGATTCGGATTGCTATGCCAAAATCTAAAAGTTCATAATACAGTTTCTCGACATCAGACCTATTTACCGGGTGAAGTCCGGCAATTTTTGCTAAAGTGAATTTATCAGCATTCATTTTATCTCCCATTAATTCTTTTAATCGATAAAGAATCTTTTTCCTCTTTTTCAAATTCTTCCTGCCGTCGGATTGATCTGAGGAGTTCTTCAATTAAAAGTTTTACCGGTTCAGCAGTTTCTGGATTCTCCCGTAAAACAATTTCAGATTTCTCGAAAAAATAAACGAAACTCACGGCTTTTCCTTGCAGGTGCAGACTGACTTCCGATCCAAATCCCAGCCGAAATTGGAAAATTCTTTTCCCTGTTTTTCGCAAATTCTATAACACCTGCCAAGGCCTACATCAATCGTAAATGTCACGCAAGCAAAACCGAAAAAAGCTATCAGAAAAATCCATTCGAATGTTGAAATTAACTTAATCACGTTCTTATTCCAATCGTTCGTTCTATCTCGTAAATTCTAATTCCATGACTCTGAATATTCTTACTCGTATCCTCTAATCGATTTTTCAGAATTTCATGCTCGGAATCATTGTGTGTTGTAATACTCTCAATGAATTTCCTCATCGAATGAATTTCCTTTGTATTATTCTCAACTACGATTGTGATTTTATCGACCTGTGTTTTGAGTGCGAAAAACATTGAGACAGCACCTATAACAACACCCAGAATTGTAATAACATTCTCAATCCCAATCATTATGCTACTACCCCGGCAATTTCCGCAACCGTTGTTTTGGAATAAACCAAAGCCTCTTTACTATACCGATTCAATTTGATCGGCTTCACAAATGCTCGCATCGCGTTCAAAAGATTCTGTGCCTTAGTTGCATCGAGAGAAAATGCTTCCCTGGTTTTCGTGAGCCAGGTTACAGGGTATTCTCCTATTGTGATAGTCTCTTCGAGTAATCGTCGAGTGTCCCCGTCGCAATTGAAAACCTTCCCATCATAAGTGCACCCGGCAGAAATATCCGAGTCGTGTTTTGTTACAATCTCTGCAATTTTGATTTTACGAAAATCTTCGAGATTATAGAAATTTGTCGCAATCCTTTCCGCTTGCGTCTGGTCAACAATCTGGCCAGCGCTTACTTTTTTCCCCGGTATCGGGAATTGCTCGAGTATTACCAATCTGGAATCTGCGGACGCTAGTTTTTTCAAGCCAGCCAAATCATCCGATTCCGCAACTACTGTCCCTGTGTTATTTTCTAGTCTTACGAGTTTCATAATTTCTCCTATGGATTGTATTCTTTGGCGTTGAGATACAGTTTTACTCCCAATGATCTATCGCGCGTTCTAATCCCGGTACGTGGGTTGCCATTGGTTCCGTCGGTGACCGGGCCATGAATCTCGATGTAGCCTGGCGAGCTTTCTGGTGTTTGTGAACCAACCAGGAATTCCGGATCACCGAGTTCATCCCATCCTCTACCTAACATAATTTGATTAGTTTCAACGCCCGGATATTGAGAATACATACTATGGTAATGGCCCTGAAGGCGATCTCGTACGCGCAGTCCAGTAATCCCTGACCGCAGCACAGAATCGTCTACCCGTCTCCATCTAGCTGTTGTTGCACTTGATGTCCCACCGGAAACATCTCGCCGGAATGGATAGATTTCTATTTTTGCGCCGGAAATTGTTCCAATTGGATTCGAACCCCCGGAATATTGGACTCCGAGTTTCAGGCTAACAGAATTTAGAGTATTAAGTATATCATTATTTGTAAGTTTGATATACATTTCAGTTCCGGCTGCAATCTTTCCAGCCCCGTCTCCAATATCTGTAACGGCCTTAACAACGAATCCCCAGTTGTCAACTAACGCACCATTGACAGCCGCCGAATCAGTGTCATACAATAAATCCTCCAGTAGTGATTCCAGAAGGGTTGTTGCCTCCGTTCCTGACAACTCTAATTCAACTGTTGAGTTTGCGTCGTATTTTGTGGCAGCGATTACATCAAACTGCGATACCGAATTTATTTCCATTTTAGACGCTCGTAGAAACGGAACGAGTTGTGTCCAATTTGCTAGAGCAAGAGATGTGTGGTCAACTGATATATCCAGAAATGGTTTTGTCTGTGATGGGAGAATTTTTTCAAGAGAAGCGAAAATGAAATAGTTGCCATTTAGCATTTCATTTACATCCTCAATGAGCGCTACAGTTCCTGATTTATTCTTTGGCATAACCATTGAGTTGAGGGACGGTCTAGTTACCTCAATGATATTTCCGAATGCTGCATCTTTCTTAAATCGTAGCCACTCTATTCTTCCAACTGTAGGTGTTGGGTAGTTTGCTGTTGTATCATATTTTTCGAAAACCTTGATATTGTAAGATCGTCTTTGGGTAGCCGTTGCCTGATATTTGTTCCCAGCCGAGACATCAAAAAATTGCAAAGATGCTGAATCTGAAAGAGCCTGCTCCAATTCAATTTCAATTATTCCCCAGTACCCGGCAGGAGTCGGATTAATCGTGAGTGGTTCTAAACTGTATATTTTGTTATTATCAACCAAGGCTCCACGTCTTGTATTGATGGCAGAACTGGTGAACGATAATACTGTCCCGCCGAAAAAGATTTTTTCAGTCGCGCTTGAATCAAATAGTTCTCGAAGGAGCATCGTGAGCGATTCAGGATAAGAATGTATATCATCTTCAAGCCCGTAAACATTACCGATAGTTTTTGAGTTTAGTCTTTGATTAGCGTTATATACTACACGCTTCTGCGTAGAGTCGGCTGTCATTGTAATTGTTTGCGTTCCGGTTGCCATTGTTAATCTCCCAAAAAGTCCTTATCTAAATAATCTAAATCCAAGTGTAAAATATCGGCAGAATTTGTATCGGTTATCACACCGGCATAAACCCCTACACCGGCAGCTTTCAATTCATAAATAGTTCGCATTAAAATTGGGTTCAAATCTTCTGAAGAATTGAAAATTATGTAAAGAGCGTTAGTTTTGTGAGTCATAACAGCGCCAACGATTTTATTTTTCATTGCCGGAACATCCAGGTGACACACGTCAAGAAAGCATCCCAAATCTGCTGCTTCCTTAATAACTGTGCTTCCTCCTGGAGGTAATAGTGAACGAATAATTGGAATTGTTCCTATGATACTCAGGATTTTTGCAAAGATTTTTGCCCTATAATCTTCATCGGTGAGGGATGTATCGTTTTGGATCCCGACGAATTCTCCCCAATCACGGAGTAAAAATCCTGTAGCCATTGTCAATGGAAACTCCTCTACAATCCTTTGCATGAGCCGGTTATGCCATTCAACCGAATTATGAATCGCTCCTTTATTTATATCGTTGATGTTTTTTATTTCAGTTTTTTCTACAGAATCATTGTCATATACAATTGCTTTGAATTTTTCTCCAAACCTGCCAAATAAACTCAAATGTTGAAATAGACTCATGGCCGTGGAATCCTCGCAATTAGGCTATTCGTAATTGTCCCGCCACCGGTACCGCCGATCTTCGGGACGCTACCGTCTGGAACAGAAATGTCCGAGACTAATCCAATCAATCGAATTCTTAAGAAATCAGGATGGGCGCTTACACCGGCAGCTTTCACTAAATCCAGTAGAACGTCACCGCCATTTGGCTGGCGGTTAACATATTTCATTATTGCATCATCTGCAAACGCTGTGATTTGCGGGTCTGTCAATAACGTAGAATCAAGAACATCTAGCTCATAAGTAATATTTACTGGCTGAACAAGTATTGAAGATACATATAATCTCGTACCACCTGCCCTATAACCGAGTTCCTCGGTTCCGAGTATCCCTGAAATTCTGTTTTCTACCGCTGTTAGGATGGTAGGATTTACGATTGCGGTACCATCAGACACATAGATATTTATCCAGCCTGTTTCCGGGTCGCCTGTATATGGATTGATATTCTCAGTAACATAGGATTCTACAACTCCTGGAACCGTTTTCACTCCAGAACGAATTCCCGATAGTGTTGAGCGGGCTAAATTATTGATGAAGTCTTTCCACCGTGCTTGCCTGGATTGCTCCGATTCTATTTCGGTCCCGCCAGAAATCTCGAACGGATTAAATATTCGTTCAAATGTTAGCTCTTCACCTGTTTCAGAAAAAATATCGCCATTTCCTGCGTCTGTATCTATTGCGAGAGGATCAAGATTATAGTTCGTTCCGGATTCTTCTGCAATAATATCAATGTCTATTTCGGTATCGCCAATATTCAGAACTGTTGTATTTGCAGTTTTGTATGATAACCCAAAAAGAGTAATTGTCAATACTGGAATGGGTATGTTTGACAGATGGCCCGTATTCTGGTACCGGATGAATCCGGACGCCTTATTCCCTGGTAGTAAGCCGAAACCAAACGAATCGTAACAGTTGTAATTACGAGCATACTGATACCCAGCGAAAAATTCTGCTGAACTCCTTGCCAAAGTTAGGGCAATCGCTTCAACAAGAGTCCTTATCCGTGAGCCTGGTTTCCAGTTGGTGAGACGAATTTTTCTCCCGACAATAAAGCCAACCATTGAGGAAAAATATCCTAAAAAACTTTTCGGTGTATAGGGGGAAACGGCCACGAGTAGAGGACGAAATTCATACCCGACAAACAAAGCAACTATTTTTTATTGTTGCAATCAAATACCGATAGCCATTTCGTCTATTCTCGATATGGGAAAAATTGCAGACGCTGTCACACGGGCGACGGGTGGATATGCTCCTACAGGGATATATTCACTTGAATTTCTTACAAAATCAGGAATATTTTCAGGGATCCCGCTTGGTGAATATTTCTTTCTTCTCGGCCTGGAAAGAATGGAACAATCTTATAATTATAACATATCCGTTAAACCGACATACGGTGGGACAGCGATTGTAGATAACGGGAATTCAACCTCTGACATCAATTTATCAGGTCAATTCTGGGGTCATTATCAAGGTGCACCTGTCAGAAAACCAATGGGTGGATTACTAGGGATTGCAGGGGCTGCTTTGGGAGAATTGGAAAAACTTAATCCGTTCAAAAAATCCGGATTTCTGGATTTCCTCGATTTAGTCTATCTCATGCAAGAAATTCGGGACGATGAAAAGACATTTTCAAGAGTCCCCAGTTTCTCTCCATTCTACCCAACTGCGTTTGACATATACCTCAAAGGGAATTTCTACTCCCCTTTCAATTTTGAAGATGTTCAAATGGTTTTTCATGATTATGATAGAGACGCCCATTGGGAAGTTGTATTTTCTCCAAAAGGCGGGTTCAAAATATCTCAGTCAAAAGATGACCCATTCACATATTATTTTTCACTTAGCCTGATCGGGGTAAAGGATGTTTCATCAATAGCTCCATTCAGAAGAATGCCACTACCAGACCCTAAATCAATGGTCAGAAATGTTCTAACTGGAATAAATGATCTTTTTTCGGATTTATCTGAACCGTTAAAATATCTAGCAAGCGTAGCTGACCTATACCACGATATTGCAGGCTTGGCAGAGAATCTAAAAAAGGATTTGAGGGCGTTCGAAGCTACAAATAAGGAATCTATCCGGACGCTTCAAAAAGCAGGAGGCCCACTAAGGAAAAAGTGTAATCAATTTCAAGAATTGGTTACGCAACTATTTTTCGCTGGTCAGACTACCCCATCGCTTGCAGGAATAGACCAACCCTCTAGTCCATTGACGACCTCATCGTCACCAGATGAAATTGCTGCAGGAGACAAAGGAGTTCCTACGAATCTTACCGACAATGTCCTCACCGATGCAAATGGAAACGGGAATTTAATAGAAACAGATATTGCATTAGACCAAACAGTCCAGGATGTAACTTCTTTACAGATTGAACTCGAAAATCTAAATGCAGCTTTAATTCTTCTCGATAATGCAAATCTTTCCGCAAATTACTCATACGAAACTTTCTCTCCGGGTATGACTTTAGAAAATCTTGCAATTAAATATTATGGATCAATAGGCGGAATAACTCAACTAATTCAGGATAACGGAAAATTATTTATAGGGAAGAAAATTGAGGATATTTATGGATTGCAAATCAGAGTCCCTTCCAAAAAATCTTATAATTCTATCGATACCGGGGTAATTACGGAACAACGGATTCTTAATGATTCGGATTCCAAGAAAACGCAAGAAATATTAGAATCATGGTTTTTCGGCGAAGATATTGCTTTCGATAGGGAACGCGATATTGAGGTTTCAAACGGGGACTTAGGTACTACCGTAGGTCTTGATTGCTTGGTAGACAACACTCTCGACAAAATGCGAATTATGCCCGGACAAATTCCTGCCCATCCGGATTTAGGAGCAATGGTCAGACCTGGCTCTGTCCCAGACAATTTTTTAAATCTTGTTATTCCAAAGAAGATTCTAGCAAATATTGAAACTGATCTTGGAATACAGTCAGCAAGTATTATATCTCTTGAAATTAATGCTGATAAGGTTGAATATGTCGTTCAAATTACGCCGATAGGAGGGTTCAAATCATTCACATTGAGGCGTGTCAGGGGAATTGAAGAGTGAACGAAGTTTATTCCACGAAGTCTCATTTTGATGTAATTGTTCTCCAATTCAAACCGGATAATCCTGCAAATTTAAGTAGTCGTTTCAAGACGGATGAAATTCAGGAGATCGGATCAGGAATCAAGATTCCTACCGAGTTCATAAACTCACTTTCCTATTCTGACCATATCGAAAATAGCTCATTCTCAATTTCAATTTCTGATGGCGGAATGAAATGGATTGAAACACTAACCGGGAAAATCCGATTAAGGGAAATTTTAGACGAAGGGACAATCATCGTAATTACAGAGAACGGAAATAAGAAATTTGCAGGTAGGGTTAATTCAATTACTGATTTAGGAAGCATTGAGGGTGAGGAAAACTATAAAGTTTCTGGAGGCGGTCTGGAGACTGCAATTAGTGAACAAACAATTTTTATAGATTATTCAGACGAAACAAAATCTACACTCGAAAAAACACCCGGAGTTGCGACGAATCTATCGGGAAAGATAAAAGCAGTTCTGAAAGAAATTGTAAAAGTAATCACAAATGCAAAAAACCCTACACTAATGCTCAAGAGTTTGTGCGATGCTGCAATCAATCAGTTATTGTCAAACGGGAAATACGGAGGATACCTTTTTAAACATATTTTAGATTATGCCAATGGAACTTTGTCAAATGACACATACTCCAATAATTTTCTACATACACTTCAATGGCTAAACCAAGTTGGTTTTGGGAATACAATTTCATTCTGGAACTTAATGACTTCAATTGCCAAACCTCCATTATACGAGCTATTTGTTCATTATGATTCTGCAAGTGATTTGCATATAGATTCAGAGAAGACATTGGGAAAAAATGGGGAACTAACAGGGATAGATACAAGTATTTCAGCGCCTTTTGGTTACCTGGTTTTCCGGAAAACTCCACTAGACAAAATAAGAAATGAATCCACGGATACCGGATTTGCGGTGAAAGTCCCTTGCAATATTTTAAGTTCCTTTGATTTTTCGTCTTCAACAAATAATATCTTTTCAGGAGTTCATATAAATCTTGGTATTCTTGACAATATGACTTCTCTTGTCCTTAACCCTGTTACCTACAACCCAGTTTTACTTGGGAAATTCGGGCAGAGAGTTTTTAATGTAACGTTGGACGGGATCGGTTTTCCCAAGGACGCAACGACTGAAGCAGACAAAAAATCATTCAAGGATAAGATTGCTTCAATTCAGGATTTGCTTTATTCTGTTTTTGGTCAGGGTGACAGAATTGTGTCAGGATCAATTCACGGAACCTATATGAGAGGGATTTGCAAGGGACAATACATGGAAATTGTTTCCCCAAATGAAATGGATTCTTTACCCAAACGATTGAGGCGGTATGACCCGCACTTTTATATCACAGGAGTCGATGTTACTTGGTCTCCTGGTTCAGGAATGGCAGATATGACACTATCGGTAAAATGGGGAAGGAAATCTAACAGGAAAGAGGATTCAAGCTTTTAGAATTCCAACTTAGAATACCAATCCTCAAGTTCTTCATCTGAAGAAGTTTTCCGGAAAGCATGGTTTGTAAAATTGCATCCACAATTGGGGTGAGATGTGGCACATAGCCAATAGTCCTCCGGGGAACGGCCTACATTATTCTTTCCGGGCCATACTGCAATTGTTACACCATTTGGGTCATTAATTACAGAGTCATCCCCTCCATAATAATCAGACGATTCGAAGTCATCCCTACTTTTGAAAACTCTAGCAACAGTCCCCCAATGGCTAGAGCAAAAAACACAGGAAACCCTTTTTTTTCCCTTCAAAAATTCGTGCGTATGCGTTTCCGGTTCGTCTTTATAATTATCCCAAAAGTTCAATAGTGTTTCACCATTTCCGATAATATTTTTGAAAGATTATTTTTTGATGTAGTTAAATCTGAGTTCAATGAGGTGAAGGTGGCTGCGTTATTCGGAACTCCCGATGGATTTCCTGGAGCGCTACATGTCACGGTTATCAGTTTTATGGCATCATTCATAGCTTTGATTGTGTCAATCAACTGTTCTAACTGTGTTTTCAAGGTCTCTCCCTGCACTGCCTTTTCGAGTGAATTTATTGCTGGAGGGGAATTGACATTGATTTGAAATCGTATGGCTCCGGTTTTATCTACGTGCTTCAAAATACCCTGATCCGCCCAAATCGTTTTATGGCCTGACTCATGACCGGCAGAGGTTTCATCCGGCTTATAATCGGTATTCGCATTTAGGTGCGCTTTTGTTGCCCGTCCTCCGTCAAACGGATAGACCTTTGTTATGATAGGATTGTCTCGCCTGTTTTGCAGGAATTCGACAAGAACAAATTGTCCAACGTAAAATCCATTTTTGAATCCAGATTGAAATCCTTTTTTACCATAATAAGGACCAGGTAAACGCAGCTTTTCGATCACTTGCCCATTGTGTAATTTCACATCGCAGCGATATTTAAGCTTAGGATATAATTTCCAGATTTGTCCAGGCTCCGGCCCGTTTAGAGCTGATGGCATTGACGGATTGCGTGCGTCCCACTGAACAACTTGCCGTGGTCTGAATGATTCAAATAAATCCGACATAGATTGTGACTGTATTCATGCTTTATTCGGGCAATCAAGCAAAATTCTGTTTGTACTTTTAATATTGAAATAAAATTATTGGTAAATTACAGTAGAAGTTGAGACGATTATATGAACATGAAATTGAATAGGTACGATATTAGTAAGATTCAAAAATTACGGTATAAAACTGGAAAGAAAATTTTAGAACTGGAAATCAAAGAAGAACTTCCTTTTTTTGCATTCAAAATAGATCACCCACACAATCTCGAAGGCGAGAATCACCCGGTTCATGTTTTGAATAATTTAAGAGAAGCAATTCTGAAGGTACAGCAACTTAGCCTATTTAATGTCTCCATTGAAATAGACTTTGATGAGTCCCTTGAAAAGGATTGATCAAAATCCGAATACTTTGAACTTTTGCATTACTCCAAGCAAAATCAGAATAATACTCAAGCTCATTAAAAGATAAACCAAAATCAGATAAAATCTCTTTCTTGCATATATTTTCGCAATAGCTTCTTTTATATCTAATGGCTTATGCTTACTTACCTTACTTTCAATCGGCATAATTGAAATGAATGAAAGAGTCATCGTGAGAAATAATATCAAAAGGGTTGTTACATATAAAGACGAAGGGAATCCTTCCATCTTATCGTTAATTGCAAACATGATCGAAAAGAGAGCAACCGAAAATGTAAATAGCCTGTTCAGGCTATCATTCAATACAAGAAGACTTTCTTTCGGGAACTGCAACGCCCATTCAGAATAAAAAGCATTTTCAGGGGATGGTGGTGTCGATAGAAATATCTTTTCCTTAATTTTCTTTTTCATTTATAACCTCAATGAATTGAATAGGATTTCCGCACTTATTACACTGTCCAGTACAAATTCTTTGTCTTGGTATTTCAAGAGATTTTTTTGTTTTCATGAAAGTTTCCATCACTTCAAGCTCATCAATGTTATATTCCCCTACGTTTTGACAATTCCAGCATGTTATTTTAATAGATTTCATTTTCTGATTATCGGATATTTCTGGAAGAGAGACAGATTGTTTTTCATTTCCAAAAAAGGATTTGTACTTCCATCCGGAAAAATATTACTGTTTTATTTCATTGGAGACGAAAATATGAAAGTGAGAGTAAACCGCTACAAAATTGCAGATATTGAAAAAATCCGTTATGTAATCAAGGGGAAAGAATTTGACAAGACAGTCGAATTGCCACTTAAAAGGAAATTATCACAATTTGACTTAGATAACCGAGAGGCTCAGGAGTCTTTGTCAATGATCCTGAAAATAAACAATTTCATAGACGCACTAAAAGAACTTACCAAAGTTACTGAAATTGAGCTTGAGGTAGAATTCCCGGACGAGGAAAAGTATCACAAAGAAAGAGGATCCCGAAATGAATGAGAAATTAGAAAAAGAAATGAATGAATGCCACTCATGGATTTTACCAAAAGGGACACTCATTCATTATGAAGGGATTCCTTATCGCTTAGGGATGGATACCGATGTGTTCGGGAATACTCCGATTCAACCGGATATGACTTATCCATCTGATGACGAGATAAAGAAATTTTTTAAAGATTTATAGGTTTTTCTTTACCCATTCAGATAACCTCATCCGGAATTAAGCCTCTAATATCTGATAAAAATATAGCAGAAAAATGGTTATTCTTTTTTTTCTGGAGAATGCCCTAATAATTTTTGTTCGCTATTTTTTAATAATTTATTTTTGTCTTTGAAGTTAGGAATATCGAAAATTGGATCATTATCTTTATCATCTTCAATAGCTTTATATATTTCTAACCCTTTATCAATAAGTTTACTCATTTCCTCTATAGAAAATTTCAGATTATTTTTGTAATCATTGATTTCAGTATCACTTTTTTTATTAATAGTATCTGGATATTTTTTTTCAATTTCAGACAATGCCGTGTTAGTTCGCTCAAGTAAACTAGCCTCGTAATTTGTCTTTATTATTTTTAAAAATTCTTCTTGTGCTGCATGACTGGCATTATAAGATTTTATCATTACCTCCATAGTTTTAGCCTGATGATAATCTTTAATATATAAATCGAAACTTTGCCTTACTACTTGAGTGAAAATAAAAATACCAACAGCAGTTGATACATAAATATTAATCCACTTTGAACCCACATCAAAGCCTGTTATCTCTATTTCGGATTCTCCAAACAATGGAAGTAAAACTATTTTGTCCATTGTATTAAAGAAATTAGAATAGTCGGAAAAGCCTTTTAACTGAGGAAGTAAAATACTGAAAGAATCCAAATCACTTTTAATAATTTGATCTTCTAAAATTTCTTTAAGGAGAGTTGCATTTGTAACAATACTGCTAATAGAATTTTGGATAGAGTTAGCAGTCCCGGTATCAATATTTATTGCATCTAATTTGAGATTATTAAATGGTTCAAATTTAAAAATAGATTCAATCTTCCCTGTAAAAGAGGATATATTTGATAATTCCTTAAATGATTCGAAAGCTTTTTCTAAATTAGAGATACGAGTAATTTGACTATTTATTGTTTTGTATTCTATTTTCTGTATAGGTGGAATGTTATTATTAAGTAAATCTAAAGTATCTTTTAATCTCATATTTCCACGTAAAACTTTTAAAATTGATTTGTCAAGCACATCAAAAAATTACTTGAATCCTAAAACTAACCTCTCAAATTCTGGTCATTATGAAAAAAATCATCCTATTCCTGATTTCTTTCTTGTACAATTCTAACTGCATCCAAGAAATTGTCTTATTCAATAATCAGAGGATACCGTTAATATGAAAATGAAACTACACCGATACAACCTAAAAGAAATCAAAAAGTTAAGATATACACTAAAGCAAGATGGGAAAATCATAGAATTAGATTTGGATAAAAGAATAGAAGTCCGGGATTTATATAATCCGCCATATCCGCCACCTGAGTTTATAGGGCATACACATCGACTTCTGAATGAACTTAAAGCAATTCAAGAAAGCAATCAAGTTGAAATCGAAATAGAATTTCAGGAAAATAATTTTGAATTTTTACAAGAACTATTTAATGATAATATAAAATCCAAAGAGGCATGAAATGAAAATATTAATCCTAGCACTCACACTCCTACTAACCCTCCACCTCTTCCCGCAGTCAGAAGCTCCGAAAACACAGCCTGAGAAAGAACAGAGTCCCCAGGAAACCGAAAACCAAGAGCCTGCCAAAAGCGCAGAGGAACTCGCCGAGGAAAAACGCAAGGCAGAGTTTGAAGCCGAAAAGAAAAAAATTGTCTCAATCTGGGAAAGGGATTCCCAAACAATTCTTGGTATCATTGGAGAGTTTTTATTAGCGAGTCGAGAAAATATGAACGCTACTGAATTGCAAAAAATTGAAAATAAAAAACAATTTAAGCAAAAACTAAAAGAGTTAAATAAGAAATATTATGGAGCTACTATAAAACTGGAACGTGTTATTCTCAGTGAAGTAAACGAAGAAACAAGATTTACTGATTATGGGAAAAAGTATATTAAAAAGATAATATCAGAACTCAAGGGCGACCCATCCAAAAACAGTATTTTGCTATTAGGTGAAGATATATCAAAGAATATTGTTTTAGGCTTTTATTTAATGTCACAAATAAAAGCCTGCCAGAAATGTGAAGAAAAAACTGGTTATTTTGAGGCAATATATGAGATACCAATGCCCACATTTAATGAATTGGAAAATAGAATTTCATATTCCAACACTGGAATTAAACTTAAAATTTGCGATACAAAATACTGTTATATAAATAGCAGCGATAGAAATTATTGTGAAGGCGTAACCGATGATTACTGTGGACTTCTTTCCGTAAAAATAAAGAAAACAATAAAAACAAAACAGAAAGCCCTCTCTTTAGAAAAGGGCAAAATTTACCATCTCAATTCTAAGATAAGCTATTTTAATGAAAATATGGAAATGATCATAGACGATTAACTCTTCTGTGATCATTGCTTTCGAGATATACAGTAAAATTTTTCTTTTTTTAGACCTGTATGACCAATTCTTTTATTTAGATTTAATTCCAAATTTTTCTTTCATACTTTTATATTCCCCGTTCAACCACTTCAAAGCACCCAAAAATTCTTTTGCTATCGCCTGCTGTTGCGCAAACGCATCCCGAAAAACATCAAGTGTCGCCGCTGCTGTATCAGTTGCATTTTGTGTTCCGCGATAGCTTTGACCACTAACGCTTTCAACTTTGTTAGAAGCCGAATCCGCTCCGGTAGCTTTTTTGTTTATCTGTTCGTTAATTTCCCAAATATTTTTCCCGGTTTTAGCCCTCTCGTTAGCTTCGGTCGCTGTAGATATTCCCAATTGTTTTTCGAGAATGCCTCTAGTTTCAGGGTCAAGGTCTTTCATCAAATCTTTCATGAAGCCCATATTTGCTTTACTCGTTATCCCTTCTTCTGCACCAGCCATAGCGCCTAAAAGACTTTTTCCCGAATTCAAATGTCCTGCCATAGCGATTGAGTTCATGAGGCTGCCTGATTTTTTGAATCCCTGATCAATACCCGAATATACAGAACTCAGTCTGGCATCCCTGACACCAGTCATTGCAAGACCGCCAAGCACGTTCGATACATCGGATGTTTTCTGAATTCCCATTCCGGATGTGTATGCGTTTTCGGAGAGTCCGGAAACAGTCTGAAAAAACTCGGCCTGTCGTAGACCGGAAAATCCTGAATGAATTGCATCTGACATAATTTTTTTCATGTCATCTTTATTTCCACTGAAATTTCCATACTTTTCCATTTTGGCAAAAAGTTCAGCTCCTTGAGTCCCGCCAATTCCTTGGGATAAACCGAATTTCATACCTCGCGTAACGCTATTATCCTTATTATATATGTAACGCTGCTGTTCATCCTCCTCCCATTTTTTCCATTTCATTTTTCCATCTTCATTTAGGAATTGGATTTCCCCTTTTTTGTGCAGATATGTTTGTGTTGGGTCTTTTTTTAGTATTGAATTATAAACATCTGCGTCACCGCCTATAATTCTAGAACGGGATATTCCAATTTTAGCCAGCTCTGCATTTGAAACTAAACTACCACCACCGGAAATATATTTGCCATAAACATCAAGAGTTGAATCCTGAGACTGCATAGATTGCTGGTGCATCCCAGCCATTGATGAAACCATTGATAGATATGCTCCAGCAGCAACACCTAATCCCAGTGGGATAGCATTTGCAGCGTTTCCAATTTTAGTTAACATTCCACTTTTTCCAGATTCTGGGTTAATATTAGTCTGTATCGGATTTGTAGGCATTGCTGGGGACCCTGTCAATTTCCGGATGGTTTCCTCTGAAGCCGGACGTAGCGGAGACATCCCAGGAATACCTGAGTGTCCGGGAAAGCCGGGAATCAGTGGAGAGCTGCCACGTCCTGGCGAACCAGGCATACCACCCTGAAACCCCGGAAATCCTCCCATACCCGGCATCCCGGGAATACCTGAGATTTTACCAAACGTCGCGCTTTTGAAAATCGCATTTGCAAATGTTACACCTTTTTTACCGATAGTACCTACACCATCAATGTGCGTACCCTTGAACTTATCAGCGTCGGCTTTCATCGACTTCTGGATCATTTGCATAATTTCTTTCGGTGGAGCTTCAGCTTTTTGCTGTTTCTTGTATGCCTTTGTAAAGCCATCGCTAACTTTCTTGAAAGATTCGATTTTCCTTGTAACCACACCGGAAAATTCTCCGGACTTTAACTCAGCCGCGTCCTGCTTAAGCTGCCCTCCTATTGATTGTCCAGTCTGGTTGCCTTCGCTGATAGCCTGTGTCGCACTTCGTTCATCCCTTCTTAGGATTGAGTCTTTCGGTGGTTTTCTGCCACTGTGTTGCTCCATAGCAAACCGTCTTTTCATCTCATCGCTCATAAGAGCATACAACCTGTCTGCTGATAATTTAACCGATTTGTCTATGGCCATTTCATTCCCCTCTTTCGTCTTTCAGTAATTTTTCCAACTGACTGATATAGTCTGCTTTTTTCGATTCTGCAATTTTTACCCGAACATCCTCGAAACCAACCGCGTCGCCGGCTCCGATGAATTCGAGAGGGTCTGCATTTCTTGCCCTTTCAAGTTTTCTGGAAATGTCGATAAAATTCTTGATACTCTTGAAATCTTTGAATAACGAGTCGGCAAGGAAAATTCCATATTTTTCTTCCGGTTCGAAGTCTCCTAGATCACTGTATCCTTTCGGCAATATCCTGTACTCTCGCAGGAGGTACAGGTTCATTAGCAGGTCTTGATTCTGGAGTAGTTTCTCTATTTCCGCCTCTATCGTTATTTTTTTTTAACGATTCTTTGAAGGCATTGAATCGTTTCACGTACTCAGTAAAGACCTGCAAAACAAGCTCTTCGTCTTCGCATTCCGCAAAATCGATTTTTTTGAATTGCTCTGGCCGATCAGAGATTACATAATTCAGCGTTTCCGCCATCATTGCAGAAGAGTAAACATGTTCTGGTATAGATACGACTGGCACGCCTCCAAGCCTCATGGCCACTCTGACGGATATATTGGTTCTATCGGAAGGCTTTGGAAAAGTTCCTCCAAAGCGTAGTCCGTTTACAACGAAAGTGAAATTTCTTTCTAAATCAGGAAACAAGGACATATTTAGTTATACGCCTCCATGTGCTGAATCTTCACAATCTTAAACGAACAATTCCGGCTGGACGGCTGCGTAGAGCCAATGTTTGTTTTTTGTGTGTTCAACTTGGCAATTACCCGCATGATTCTTTTCCCAGTAGACTTCTCCCGGAATTCTACCAAATGGCCTTTGGTTGTAAGAATATTCTGCATGTCCGGGAGTTTTATTTTCCCCGGGTCTTTGTTGTCCGTAATGATCCAGAGCTTGCATGAAAACGAACCTTCGAAAAACAAAGCCTTTATGTCCTTTGGGTTGAAGTCACCGATTGCCCGAATATCCGTCTGGTTATAGTTCTCATCGATGTCCACATCGTCCATATAGGCTACTGCCTTATCGTCCACGTAAACGAGAGCGTTTGACCCTACGAGAATCGAAGTATCAGGAATTTGCCCTATTGAAATATCTTCCATTTATTCTCTCCTTACGCCTTGCCCTGCAAAGGATAAAGGCTTAAAATATAAAAGATGAAATTGATCGGCAATACGACATTCCCTTGCAAATCAGTAAATGACCATGTGTCACCATCAATCCGGATTCCGATTTCTTCCTTGAAAGCTTTTATACCAAGCTCTGCGGATCCCATGAGAAAGCCTTCTTCAACAAATGTCTGGAGTGAACGCTCCACGTATCCGATCACATCGGATACCCGAACACCCTGAACAAGTGCTTGATCGTCGACCGGAGCTCGTCCAGTGAACCGGCTATTGAATCCTTCCCGAAGTCGTCTTACCATCGTTAAGGCAACAGCGACAGATGATTTCTCATTAAGTACGATATTGTCCTTTAGTTCAGTTGTTACCGACCTCTCGATTATCCACGCTAGATTTGATGGGTCCTGACGAATTACAAGACCACCGTCACGAATACATTGGTCGCCAATAAGCCCATGAAGGTTTTCCATCGAACGAAGGATATTCAGTTGCTTCCACGTAGGAGAATGTCTCGGAGAATTTGAGGCAGAGATCGCATTGTCAATCACTGACAACATGAATCCGGGATAGGTTTTTTTATTTCCGTCAAGTCCAAAGAACTCAAACTTTTCAATCCCATAGTTCATCCAATAAACGCCCATTGTTCTAGCTTCTGAACGTCTTTCGTCAACTGTCTGAACAAGATCGCCACCACAACCACAAATAGTTTCTTTCTGGCCGTCTGGAGAAATCATGTCGTATCCGGCTGTTTTCCAGGCCACTTTGTCTGAAAGAGTAGATGTGAGGAGGTTCCTGTATAGTCCGGAAACCTTTTTACTGAAAGTGATTGCATCTTTTACTGCGGTGCCACTGGGGGTTCCGGTTACGCCACCTTGCGTTAGAAAAATTGGACTGGTTGTTCCAGCAAGTGCCTTCCTTGTAGCTCCAACTGAAATTTCAGCGAGTCCTGAATTCAAGAGAAAGATTTCCTCTTCATACAAGTCTGCATAGATTGTGGCGGCAGTTGTTTTTACAGAGATATTATCTGCTGCTTTGATATGGTCAAGTTTTCCACAAGCAAATTCCGGAGCGTCAATGAGATTTGCTACATATCCTGTCTTGGAATTGATAAAATCGACGGCCTCTCCTATAGTCGGATAGTCTGCATAAAGGACGTCGAGACTCGTTGAACCATCAGTAGGAGGAGTTCCAGAAAGAGTCACGTTGATTTTAGTTGCATCAATTGTGATCTTTGCCACTGCCCCGTCACCGGTATATGTAATATCAAATACTTTCCGTTCAAGTTTTGGAGATGTTTGACTACCGGAAGCATCACCGATCTCAATCGTTTTCGAAGCCGAATTCTTCTTTACTCTTACTTTTTTCCCGTTTGGGCCGGGTATCGGATAAGAAATCCGATGAGTTTCTCCAGTTTCAAGAGATAAAAAATCAGAATAGGCTTTCGTATTCGGACAAATATTCAAAATCTTGAATAGCTGCGGGCCACCAGCAAAATCGTCTTCGCTGGATGGAGAATCTGCTAAATAAATAGCCTCAAGTAGCTCCCCGCCACCGAGAACTTTCTTGGCATCTTCGAAATTCGTGAATAGCATATAGCGTTCATCATCAGTAAGAGTAGCATCATTACAATTAACGCCATTGTTTGCTTTCCCTATAATGACCTGAGTGAATTCATCTTGTGAAACCCCTTGACTTACGCTTGGTGCGCGAAACTTTCCTCTTGCCCCAGGCCCCACATACGATCGGCCTTCGAATACTTTTCCTTTTACGCCCATCTATGACTCCTTTTTCTTATTTCCCGTAAAACTCCTGAAATGCCTTCTCGAAATCTGATTCAGCTTTGAATTCATTGAACCGTGGTCTATTTTTTATGCAGAAATTCTTAAACGCGTGAGTCATTGAATACCTCTCCAATTCCGGTTTCGAGGATATGAATTTCTCAAGAGGATTTACTTGTGCAGCATCCGGTAATTTCTTTTCCTCGGTAGGTTCTGACTGATTGCTTCCATTTTCCGGTAGTTTTTGTTCGTCAGCTTGGTTGTTTCTTTTATCGCCTAATGCCATTTGTCACCGTCCGATTTCGATAGAGAGGGACGAAAAACATAGGCTGAAAAAAATGCAATAAAAAATTAAAAGATTTTGTTTTTAAATTAGAGCTGGGTTCGTGCCAAATCCTTTCAAGCCTGATAAATTCGATTTTGACCTATCCGACAGGGAAACATCTGCCTTCCTGATAAGAGGTTCTTCAGACAGCATAAAGATTCTTCTGATCTGGCGAACTTGTAATTTTACTTCAAAACCAAATGCGCCTCGCCCTATCTGTGGAGCTTCAATATTCAATTGAGGACTCCCGTTTAACAATACCGTAACTTTGAATCGTTTATGCAAATCCGTCTTAATAAATGGCAAAACAGCATCGACGCCTTTATAAATGTCCTGTGCAGATTTTCTAGCTGAAGACCCTAATGGCCCTGACCAACCTGAAATCATCACATTCGATACAATGTGGCCCGTAACAGATTCAACCTGCTTAAATGCCCTGGATTCTAATGATTTCTTGTATAGGGCATACGAGATGTTTTCGTATTCTGAATCTTTCTTGTTTTCACGCTCCATGTATGCCTGAATCTTATTTTTTATCCTTGAATCGAATCCGAAGTAGTCAGTATTTCCTCCGAGATCGTCTGCGTTCTCATCGTTCTCCCATTCAACACCGATTTTCGGGAAAAAGTTGTCTCCTTCATTATTTTTTCCATAATCAGAACTGTTATTTTGTGCAAATGTATAGACAGGATGTCCGTATGTGACAAGGCTCTTTGTTTTTATACCGCGTTCATCCAATCCAGTCATTGGAAGAAATTTATTCAGAGCTTCGATAATCCTGAATTCAGGATCGCATTGCCACATTGATAGAATTAAGCCATTTTGATAATTATCCATTTCGTTTCCTCTTCCTTTTATTCACATAATCCAAAATGTCTGCAAATAAAGCTTCTGCCAATTTGTTGCGAACTTCTGAATTTGCCATGACTGTATCTGCAACTTTCTGAAGTGTTTCCACAAATTTCTGTGGTTTGACGGCCGGATATGGCTTCCAATTTGATTCGGACGTAACCATAACAAGATTTTTCGTGACAGAACTTGACCCGCCTTTTTCATTTTGTTGTCTAAAAATAACTGTGTTCTTTCCACCAATATATTTATCCCTTACCTGAACAGTAGAAGAAGCATATTTATTTCTGAGAATAGTTTGCCCATCCTCCCCTTTCTCGCGATAAGTCCCTGTTATAGTAAGAACTGTCCTAAGCGACTCTTGTGGTTCAGTACCTCCTCCGGTTCCTGAACTATTTTCTCTTGGGTTCATCGGTACAATTAAATATTTCTTCCCGTTGGCGCTGATTCGAACTTTTCGGGATTTCATCAGGCTGGCAACTATATCAAATTGCGGTCTCCCATCTTCTACTACCTTTTCGTAATTTTTGTTTCCCTTCGTCGGCTGATAGTAAATTTGGAAACCCAGCCTATTACGTTTGACTACGATTTGACCATTTTTCAGATATTGAGCGCCCCACCAACCAAGACCGCCATCGTGAACCCTAACTCCGGATCGCTTTCCTGCCAAAAACTCCCATTTGTTTTTTATTCCTACAGCTTCTGAAAAAAGAAGTCCCCAGAACCGTCTGAAATCGTTCGGATTTGTGCTTACCCTTGGGAGAATATCAGCTATGTTCATGTTTTTTTCTTATATTTTGCGCTAAATTCTTTGATCGCCTGAGATGTTTTTGCTTGACTTGTTTTTTCCTTTGTGGTATTTTCAGAAATAGAGGAAGGGGAAGTCGTCTTGGACGTTGAGTTTCGGGGGGAATTTCCCACTGTTACGTCCCCAACCTCGCCTTTTTGCTTGAACATTGTCTTTGGAACAAAGTCATTTCCTTTATTTCTAACTTCTTCCACATAGAAAAATAGGTCTTTAATTGCCTTTTCATATCTTATCGTTTCAAGCCCCTGATGGGATTTTCCAACAGAATAAATTCTATTAGGATTTCCAATTATTTCAGGAATTTTTTGGAAATCTTCCTTTTTGACAGGTAACTGTCCTCTTAATTTTTCACGTCTTTCATTGCCATGCGAATTAAGAATATGTATAACTTCATATTTAGTCAATAAATGCGATCCATCGGTTACAATTATTCCAAATTTTTCTTTTAGAAAGTCAGCCTCTTTTTTATCTATTTTTTTGATTACTATTTCCTTAGCTGTGTTATCGCTAGAGGAAAAGCATTCATCAACAAAGTTTCTAATTTTTTCCTCAACCTGCCCTACGTTATCTTTTTTTGCGGTAATTTCAGATACTTCTGACCAACCATCAGCATTCTTCTTGTGTTTTTTCCCATCCGACCATGTATGGATTTCTCCGATATTAGCCTTAGAACGTTTTCTGCCTTTCAAAAATTCTAAGATGAATATTGCATTCTTGGATTTGAATAATAGCTCCGGTGTCATTGAATCAACTTTCAACTCGCTGAATTTTTTTTTCAGTGAATCCCTAAAAGCGGAAATCGAATTTATCACTACAGATAGCTTTTCCAGTTCCGTTTCGAGTGACGACTCTCCCTTGGTCGCTATAATCGAGGCTGCGAGTTTCTTAGCGCTATTTTCATTCAAACTTGTTACTGTGTCCCCAAGATATTTCTGGATAGGTTGTTGAATTTTCTTCAATAGATTTTCAAAGCCAACGGTTGCAGCTTTTGCAGAATCCTCACCTCCTGAGTATTTTATCGCCTCTCTTTCTACATCACTTTTTCCGGATGAATCTACAGAACCGAAATTGAAAGTTTGCGATTTGAGAGAAGAAATATACAACTTTACCTGAGAAGGAGTTATTCCTTTTGATTTATTCTGAGAATACCAATTAAATGCTTTTCTTTGAATCGTGCCGTTTTGGGTGCCGTCATCGTTCAAGCCATATCTTCCTAATACAATGGCAATTGTTTCATTAAGCGATTCTTTTTTCTCTTTTGACCCGTCATTTGAATCATCCTTCTTACGGATATTGTATTTAGCGTCCGTTCTGAGTAGGTCTTTCAATTCCGGAATAAGATTGTTTAGAGCAATAGTTCCTTTTACATATTCCTGAGATTCTCCGGTTCTTTGTGCAATTTCCTGTATAGTTTTACCCTGTTTGACCAGTGAGTCGTAAGCCTTTGCATCATCCAACCGTTCGACCTCGCGCCGATTTTTGTTAGCCGATACCTGTGCCAAAAGCCTGTCTGCTTCAGAATTATATTTTTCTTCAACAACTGGTACAGAAAAGTCGTTCGGGAGCAACCCATCTTTGATTAACTGTGATACTGCTTCAAACCTATGGTGTCCATCGACTACCCTATATTTCCCATCCGGTCCTTTATCGACCTTGAGTGGTTCCGCAACGTCATAACCATTTGCAAGAATGGAGTCTTTTATTCCGGAAATTATTTTTTCGTTGAAGTGCTTCTTGTCGGTATATTGCTCAATGGTCGTAATTTCAGAAGCTGGAGCATTTTTAACTCTTTTTGAAACTTGCTCTTTCTTTTTTTCTTCGATTTTCTCCTTAATCTTCCTTATTTCATTAGATTTTTTTGTATTTTCGTCTTGACTTGTTTTTTCTTTTGTGATATTTTTGAATTTAGGGAGAGGGGGAACGTTTCCGGACGAAGGAGAGGGGTTGTTCTCAGGGACAACATCATTAGCTCGCCCCCCGACCCTTCTTTTATACATCGTCTTAACCGCTAATTCCTTACTTCCTGTCCTTACTTCTTCAACAACAATTAATATATCATCAATCCTTTTTTCATAACGAATTAAATTGAGACCTGTTTTACTAAACCCACTTAGAAGTTCTATTTTATCAGGCAATATTAAAATTTCAGGTATTTTTTCAATATCTTCAGATGTTACTGGTAGCTGACCTCTTGGAATTTCAGTAGAAGCATTCCCATGATCTTTTATTATTTTTCTAACAGTATCATGGTCTATTGAATGTTTATACAATTTTACTTCATTGGCATTGACGCCAATCTTTTCTAATATATCCTCTTCTTCTTTTGATATTTTTTTTATATATCTCCGTTTAAATCCACTTTTTACAGATAGTGCATTCTTTATAAAATCTTCGAATGATTCTCTATCATTAGATTCACTTGCGCTGCCGGAAATAACGGGAGGTTTTTCAGGTGGTTCTTCATTTCTACCACCACGATTAGAAAGTGCTAAGTTCTCTTTCGGAACGTTTAAAGAAGATACTATTTCATCATCTTTTTTGTTATTTACTACACTGAATTTTGTAGGATGAGATTTGTCATAAGCAGCTTTCGAATACCAGTATTTCCAGCGTCCATTACCCCACTCACGCTTATAGTATTTTGATCCTTCTACTTGCTGGCCTTTTCGGGCCTTTAGGAATTCTTTTATTATTTGGAGAGATTCGCCCATTGAGGTATGGACGGAAATAGGAAATGTTTACAAAGTCAATGATTTTACGGTTCGTTGATAATCATTTCAACACCCTCTTTTTTCTTTGGGTCAAAATTTCTAGGGAGTTTTCCGTATTTAGCCTCTTCCTCTTCCATTACTCTATTCCAGTTCTTATCAATCAGTTCAACAACGTCGATTCTTCCAGGGATTTTTTTTTCTTCGCTCATTGAATATTCCTCTTAACCCATTCTGAGTCATGTTCTTGGACGTGTCCATCCTTTTTAGAATAGAGAATTTTCGGTTTTTCGCCCAATTTTGAATTTCCAGTATCAAATACATGGAATTCATCTACGAGATGAGATACATTGCTAAAAGAATCCGGAATCTTAGGGTATGAATCCACAATGAAGTTTTCTGGAACATATCGCCCTACTTTTTCCGCTCTTTCGATGGCTCTCGGGATAGCGACTTCTACTGGACAATCCGCGAAAAGAAGTTGAATATGATAATCCTGTTTTCTGAGTTCAGGGATAATATCAATATATGATTTAGCTTTAGCACCTGTTCCGTCTATTACCAGATTCTTTCTTTCAGCAATAGCTTGAGCACGGATTTTCTTAACTAAATATGATGATTCCTCATGTGCCATCATGGCTGCCGATCTTACTCTGTCTCTCACAGCAACCCGATATTCTGGAATTCGTTCCTTTACTGAATCAGCATCAGCATTCACAAATTTTGTCTTATCAAATCCGATTGAATTAACCATAGAAGATTTTCCTGATGCAGTTCCCCCCATCATCATTATAACCGTTGGGGTTTCATCTTGAGCAACCGGTTGAACCCTTGAAAGATAACTCTCCATGATTTTATCATGGAGTTTCCTTCTTTCCGGATTAGGCTCTCCTCCTCCGGATGGGTTACTTGAAAAGTAGGTTTCCCATGTTTCATTTGATAGACCAGCCACTGAGTCATTCCATACCCCTTTCCTGGGAATGATTTCTGGTGGATTTTCCATCATTGCTTCGGCTTTTGCCACTTCGATTTTTGATTTCATTAAGGAATTACTTTTAATAGATGCTACTGCTTCGATCGCTGATGATAATTGCTTTTCAGGAAGTTCTCCGCGTTTTAACGCTTTGAGTGAATTGATCGCTGCGTTTGCCAAGTTCTGACCTGTTTTTAATCCGGAATCCAGAGATTCAAGCGCGCTTTTCTTTTCCGCTCTCCCTTTTCTCAAAAGATCCCCGATTTTGTGCTGGAATTCTTTTAGCTTTTTATTTTTATTTATTGCAAACTGTTTTCTTTCCTTGTCCATACCAACTTTTTTTATCGACTGAGGGATAGATTTTCTTTTTAGATTCTGGACTTTGGCTTTCAATTCAGCAAGTTTCGAATCTAAATTCCAAAGTTTTTTGAAAGTTGCTGTTGGAAAACCTTTCGGAGTTTGCCCGAAATTCAAGGTCCGCAATGTTTCGGTTAATCGTTCAACCTGGTTTTCCTTTTTTGTTTTCTGGTTTTCTGATTTATTCTGTTTCAGTGAGCGGATTGCTTCGACTGCCGGGTTCTGATTTAATAGTTCACTCTCTTGTAATTTTTCTTTCGGTTTGGCAGTTTTCTTTTTTGCATAGACTGCATCAATTGCCAATACTCTTGCTTTGTAATCAGGATATTTATCCAAAAGACTTGGGTATTCCCTCAATACTTTTACTGGGATCGGTGTGCTGTTTTGCATTGCCTTTTCGACCGCTGCCCTATGCTCCGAACGATTCCCACCTGTTTTCTTCGTATATTCATTCAAATCAGCTTGATGTGCCGCTTTTAGGTCTGATCCTCCAGGTAACTGCTGCCATGCGTTTTCTGAGACTTTTTTGTACCGATTCCCGTCTGCCCAAGTCCGAATTTCACCGATCGCTCCCTTTTTCCCCTTTAGGAAATAAATCAAGTGAGTGCCATCATTTATAGGATTGCTTGCTGACTTTGATTTTGCAAATGCAAGGTCAGCGGCAAGGAAAAGGAATACACTGCCGGACGGAAGCATGACTTTGATATGATCCTCTACCTTCTCAAGAACTTTTGCGATATGGCCTCGATTTACTCGTCCCTCAAGCGGACGTTCTATTCTTACAATATCGCCGGATGTGGCATTTTCTACATTCCACATGTCTTTTCTTTTATCTGGAGGAGTATTTTGTATCCTTGATCTGGCACGTTCTTTTGCCTGAGATTCGAATTCCTTCCATCTCCCCAATGCTTCAGCCGCTTTTTGTTCGTATGTTTTAGTACTATTCCCGGAACCAGATTTTTCATCTTTTTTTACTTGTTCATTCTGTTGTGGCGATGATTCGCCTGCTTGTTTTCCTTCAGACACAAGAACCCAGCCAGTAGCTGTCTTTCTGTGTTTTGACCCGTCTGACCAAGTATGGACTTCGCCAACACCGGCAACTGAAGCAGATTTGTGGAAGAATTTTTTAACTCTTTTAGTTGTATCTGAATCACTTAACCATTTCTTGAATTGGTCAATCGTCATAGGAATCAGTTCTCCTAAACCTTCCCAGCCATTTTGATAATTTTCTAAGTAGGCATTTTCAGCTTCATCTTCGGTATTGTAACCGATCATAACCTTATGTTCATCGAATTCACCAGATGAAGGGTTCATTTGGTTTATAACAAATACGATTTCTGATTTTGAATTAGGCCCTATGAAACAATCTACATGGTCTCCATCATTGCCAGTAGTTCCCTTGATATACCCATAATGTGAATACATCTTACTTTTCCATTTAATCCCTTTTGAATCAATGCCGGATCGGAATGAGCCTTTTGGGTTTTCTATTGTAATGTCAAGTCCATGAATTCTGGTATGAGCTTTTTTGTAGTTACCGGCTTCCTTTTGTCCCTGTGTTGGTGAATGATTTACTTCTGACTTATCGATTATAATTTTTGACTTCATCATTTTCGGGAGTTTTCCAAAATAGTCGTTTAGTTTTGATTTAAACTTTTTGTATTTTAAATAACTATTTTTTTGAGATGGGAATCCACCTGGATTTTGTAGTGCCCCACCGTTTGTTACCGTCGCTACATCCGTATTTCCTAGATTCGCAGTCAGCATAAAATAAAAACCCCGGATTTTACGCCGGGGTTCTCCTTTTTTCAAGATTCAAAAACATCCTAAGACAGTGTCGTAGGTAGATTTTTGATGAGATAGAATCTCATTGGTTGCAATACGGCCAGACCACCGTACCACTCAACCATACCAGCAAGCTTTCTCTGATAAACTGCGTTCGGAGTAAACTTAGTCTGAATGAGAGGTAATAGTCTCAACATATGGTATGTCCTCTTCTGGTCAACGGCTGATCTTGAATTGTAATCTCCGATAACTCCTTCCGTGCATCCAGGAACCCATTCATTTAGGTCTTGGTATGCTGTTGTAGGTGTTGCGGCTTTTAAAATCCTTTCAGTGAGATGGAACTTACCGCTTCCAGGGTATGATTCACGGAAAATCTGGAAATATGTGCATGGTTCTCCGGTCCCGGCTGGAGTTATCACAAGATTAATTGCTTTCCCCTTGCTCATTACGCCAGCAGTTGTTACAGTTGCTGACTGAGCAGAACGTCCGAACCTGTTGCAGGCAACAACGATGTAGGAGACAACCGCATCAGCTCCATTAATATCCTTGGAATCCTTATCCTTCCATTTTGATCCACTCACAGTTCCACCGGTTACCGCTGCGGTAAAGGTTGGAGCATCTGGAGCTTTCGAATTTGTTTTTCCTGGCTGAAGAACGTTATTTGCGTCTCTGTACGAAGGCAGTTCGACAAGATGACGATTCATCCAAAGGTCTGTTTTAAATTCTAATTTTCCGCCTTTAATCGGCGCTCCGATAAGACCTGGAATATTATATCCTACAGTCGGATTTTGAACATTCATCACAAATTCTTTTGCACCTACATAATAAGAATCGAGAACATTCTTCACGCCATCATGCAACCAGAACTCATTTGCAAGACCAAATTTTGTTCTGATATTCACGCAAAGTTCCTTGATAGAACTTATTGCGGGGAAAGTACCAGCCGAATCAAATACCTGACCGTTATTTACCAATTCCGTAACGAATCCATCGAATTCGAGCGAATTGATAGATTTGTTTCCATACCAGGTAGCATAGGCCAGAGTTCTCATTACTCTGTTAATTGCGCCTTGAACCTGAATTGCTTCCGGGTCGTAGTTTCCTGTATCTGAAACATTCAAAACTTTAGATACTGCATAACCTTCAGCAAGAAAAGAAACCGATTTCGCAATCCTTTTAATGATTACGTCTTTGAATTCGGCGTCATCTGTTTCACCGACGAATGAGAAATCACCGTTTCCTCCCCAGTCCAGAATTTGTCCGTAAATATTCAGAGTAGACTTAGTATCTTTATTAAACATTGAATTCAGGAAGTTGTATTCATCTGAATCCTGCGCCAATAAAACCATAGTCTCATCTACATTGTGCATAGACAATGCAGCACCATTCTGAACACCAGTTAAGTCGGTTATCCCAGTCGTGTTCGCATTAAACGATTTTGCAAATTCCCGGACATCCTCAAGATTTGTAAACGTCGGCACGATTGCCATTGTTACAAGTACGCCACTCCCAAGCAGGAACCCTGCGAACAAGAAAAGCGCACTAATAACCCCCATAAAAATATTTGTTTTTTTTGTCCTCATTAGTTTCCTCCCTGAGACGATATTGATTTTAAAAAATATTTATTCGCTTGTTCAGTTAAAACTCCTTTACTTTCGTAAGTAGTTACATCTGACAGATTTAACTCTCTATTCCTGACCCCTTGTCCTAAAATTGATACGATTTCGTTACGACTCTTGCTGAACTGAGAAACCGGAATATCATCAGCTTTTGTCGCAGGAACCTTTACATCCACGGGTTGGCTACCGAATTTATCAAGTTGCGATTTCATAAATTCGATTGTTTTTCCAATCCCAGTAATTGTTTCAGACATTTTTTTATTCTCTACGATGAGAGCTGCAACTGCCTCATTCTGTGTTTCAACGTCGAGCTTATAAGCCGCGAAAGATTTCTTGAATTCGATCATTTCTTCTGATAACTGTTTCCCGTTGCCTTTTCTCATCTCTGCTTCCTCGGCTGGCCCGGAAGGCGTTTCAGGCTCTTTTTTATTCTCTACACCTGCAAGAGCGCTGGATACTACATCCCAAATCTGCGAACATTGCTCATCTGTGAGATTTTTACTCTTACAGAAAGCCTTAATTGATTCTTCGGTAGCCTGCACTTCGCCGCCTTCCAGTTTTGCCATTAGTTCGTCAAGAACTGCATCATCAATGTCCGCTTGAGCTGGCTCAGCAGGAGTTTCGTTTGTCCTTTCTTCCGGCTTTTTCTCTGGTTCAACAGGTTTTCCGTTTTCTGATTTAAAAAAATCTTTCATTTTTTCCATCAGTCCTTCTTTTTTCTCTTTATCCATTGCGTTCTCCGTTTTCTATAATCATTTGTGTTGCAAGTTTTTTAGCATAATCACGACCAAAGCCATAGCTCCTGAAATGGTCATAATATAATTCATAATCAACTGTCTGGCCTGGAATAATTTTTTCTAAAAGTTTTGCCGTTGCCCAGAGTTTATAATCAAGCGATGATGTTATGAATTGGAAAATTCGTTGCTCGGCCTCTTCCGAAATTTTTTCGAATGGATATTGGATAGCGACAGATTGATCCATTGGTTCTTCATCCAGGAACTCAGTTGCAATGGACGATTTCAGCATTTTAATTTCTGTTTCGCTGTTAATAGCTTCCCCGGCCGGACAAATTGCAACGTGAGAAATTCGCGCACGGTCATAAGTTTTATCGCCATATTTTGCTACTGTTTCCGGTTTTGGTGGATAAAATCCACCTCCTGCACTCGCTTCTAAACCCTCATATCCGGCTTTAAGTAATGGGACGTACGGGGCTATGAATGGATTCTTCGCATTCCACTTGCTTTGGCAATATAGAGAGTCTCCTTCAATGAAGAATTTTTTTCCAGATGGGATCCCTATAATTGCTTCATTCCCCAACCTTTCATTATTTAATTTTTCTTGTATGGAATTCGATTTCTGGAACGGAAGTAACCTGGAATAGTGGTTCCAATCCACAACTGCTTTTTTATTGGAGTAATCAATGTCTTTTTGATTTTTCCAGGCCTCCGGCAGAATCATTTCGCCTTGAGCGTCACGGGTTGGAGTTGACACTAACATGATAGTATTAAGATAGTCACCATCCCGCTCAACTTCTACGATTGAGGAACTCTTAATAAAAGGGATAAATTTTGCTTTATCTTGCACTGATTGTCCTCCCTACCCTGATTTTTTTCGTTCCTGCTGCTTTCACATCAATTTGTGTGGGAGTAAATCCAAGGAGATCAAACTCTTCAGCTTCAAGCCAAACACCTGAATTATTAAATTGAACCTGAATTTTTGCCGGATCACCAGCTACGATGCCGTTCGCCATATCAGAATCAACAAATGTCCCGCGTATAAGAACTGCGTTTATATCCGTAAACTGTGAAATAGGAATATTTACAGGAGTGATCTGCGTATCATCGATTGTATTGTCTATGATAAAGGAATCCTCCATCTCTCCCCTTATGAATTCATAGGTATGGACTGATTCTGGGAGCGGAATTTTACTACCGTTATCCATGATTTTTTCAGTTAGTACTGAGACTCTGATTTTATCAGACATCTATCCTACCTCCATAAAAAATCCGGAGACTTCTAAAATACCTGTGAAATTGAAAGCTTCCGCCGACCAAGGAACTGTATATTGGAGATTTCCCGATCCATTCCTATTGAATGATTCACCTTTTGAGTTAATGTAATTGCAACTCCATGCACCTGAAGCTCTCACTTCTGTGATGCAGTAGAATTTTTTTGAGTCAATGAGATTCAAAATCCCTGCGGTTCCCTGCAATGTAAAATTATTTTGTAGGGAACTGCGTTTTAGGTCTTGTGGGTGAATAAATTTCACTATTGAATTACCGTAATCCTAACAGTATCAGTTATTGCCCAATCTACACCACCAGAGTTATCTATCGTAAGCCGGTTTCCGGAAATAGTTACAGAGCCGTCCCACGCTTTAGCGACACCAGGAGTAGATGTAACGAATACCTTGGCTTCCAGCAAAGTTGGAGGAGAGTCAAAAAGAAAGTGCATTGTACCTGTTGCTACTTCTTGAGCAGTAGGAATCCTGGAAACAGAGTGTTCAACTCCAGCCCCTGGATTTTTTCCTCCAAAGAAATTGGCAGACGCAAAAGCGTTATTTGCTCCGGCCAGTGCTTCAGAACATGCTCTACCGAATGCTCCAGGAGTTTTCCATACAATAATAACCTCATTTGCACTGAATCGGATTGCTGAAAAATTCAGGGCAGACATTGAGTTGATTTTATTTGCAATGGCTGTAGAAGCATTTGCTGGGGTATCATCTGCATGGCCAGTGATTGCAATATTTCCTGTATTTACACCATCAGCAGCTCTATCGAACTCAAAAACAGTCCCATCAATTGAAACCGTTTCTGTATCTGCGACATTGGAAGCAAGCCTGAGAATATTAATGTCGCAGACTCCAGGGTCATTTGTTACGAGTGTCAGCCGTTCCCCATTCCAGTAATATGCTCTTTTAGTGTCAGTTTCATAAATAAAGAAAGGATCGGTTCCTGACTTAAGAATGAGTGATTTTCTCTGGCTGGAAGTAATTTTTAGTGAATTCTTATCAAAATAACTTTGTGCAAATTGCACTGCCGATGCAAGGTTTGAGCTGTGCGTATTCATTTAGTCCCCCTGAAAATATTGTAAAACATTTCAAGGATGTGACGAACGACATGACCTATATTTTATTGCAAGTTTTTTTTGTTGACATAATTATTTTTTTATGGTTTCGTCTTTCTGTCAGTGGGCAATACTCCGATACAAATACAGGATTTGGATAGCATAGATAGAGAGATTTTTAGTTATAATGTCTCTCAGGCAGAGTTTTTTATGATTCATGCAACTATAGATAGGATCGTAGAACTATCCCAATCAAATAAACTAATGGTAACTCCGTCACAGATCAGAACTTTAAAAATTATCAGAAAAAAACCTACTTACCTAACAATATCTCATAGAAATTCAATCATTGCGATCTTGAATTCAGTGATACTCCGAAATAGAGAAAAACGAGGGCAATTGTATGAGGCTTTATCCTATAAATCGAAAGCAATTATTCCGAGAAAGAAACAATCTTCGTGAAAAATTTTTACAAGCTTACCAGCTTTTAGACACTAACGAAAAATCCGCAGTCAAAGCTCTAAAAAAACTTGGGTTTAAAGTTGAGTGCTGGGAATTACTGGAAGATAAATGGGTTCTAAATTAGTATTCTCGGTTGATCAATTGGTCAGACGAGAATACTAACTATAAATAAGTTTTTGTGAACTACAGCCTCTTTATGTCAATTGCTCTTATCTGATCAACGCCCTTTTTAGGATTAAATGAAGTTATTGTTTTGAAAGTGACGCGAATACCTTCTTTAATATTTTTCTGATGTATTGAGGAGTCTTTTCCGAAAAAGAAATAGTCCACTTGATCCTGATCGTTCGTGATGAAACCATAACCACCCTTTTTCCCGGGCTCGGCATTATGGTCATACTGAAAGTATTTTTTAATTGTTCCAGTTAAATAATTACTCATTTTGATTTTCTTTCCTTTAAATTTTTTATATCAACAACTTTATTTGAAAAAATAAGTTCTCTATGGTGATGTAATATTGATTCTTCTGAATTTCCAAATGAAATTAATTTTCCAATTGAATTGAATCCCTTATTGAAGAAAAACATCGCAACGCCTCGATTCCATGAACCGTACGAGTAAACTTCTACAATAGGAGGATGGTTGGATATGATATGGATACTCAATGCTGCAAACGACTGAATAAATTGTGACAAATGGAAGAAATTAGCATACATTACAAAAAAAACAAACCCAAACAAAAACCATGAATACACCCATTCACTATTGTAACAATATATGGACAAAGCGGAGAGGATGATTATTTTCGCAAAGAACTGAATGAATCCGTTTATCATAAATCGATTTAACAGAATAGAAAATCTTTCCTTATATCCACCCAGTCTAAAAAAAAACATCACGGTTTTTTCGTGCCATCGATTCATGTGTTTGTTGTAAACATTCCGAATCAAACTTAATTTCTCGAAATGGTTTTTGATTATTTGCTCCCTTACTCTTTTCTTTTCAAAATTTGTTGGACTGTATTTTTTTGACATTTTCTCTCCTTTAATTTTATAACATGGCCATACGGATTGGATTGTATCTTGAGCTGTGATTTTCATACCATTGTTTCAACTTATTTTCTAATTCCAAAATCCTGGCTCCATACATTGCACTGGTTGCTGATTGAGTTGTCGAAATTGATTCAGATAGCACACCTACACCGATTGAGAACGATGCTACGCCGGCTGCTCTACCATCCCCGAAAACAGACATTACCTTAATCGCGACAATCATACCTATCACCTGCCTAAGGTCTGCGGGGACTCTGTCAGCAGAATCATAACCGGCGATATAGTCTATATAATGTGTTGCCGGTAATTTTGTAGCCGGATAACCACCGAATACTCTAGTAGAGCGCATGGCAACATTTTTGTTGTAGGAAAACCCAAGGCCTAATGCACCAACATTTCTTAGTTCAGCAGTTTCGTATTTGATCTTTGCTCGGCTGGTCATATCCATAACAATACCGTTTGGTTCGCCATTTTCGTCTTGTGCAACCGGATTCACGAAATCCCAGTTCAATAGCCGTATTAATGGCCTGTGTCTTAGCTCAATGTAGAAGTTATTCCCTAAATCTTGATTCTCATAGTCATGCGCATCATACCATTCCGCGTGTGGCTCAATATATCTAGGTATATTCCCCTTCGGACGGTATCTGTAAACAGTAGGGTAGATTTCGTGTTGTAGCTCTCTTGATAATGCCTTTGTGGTTTCGTGAACCCAACCGCGAAGGTTTTCATCTGTTATATATGACCCGTCTACAGTTACAAGCCGTCCATTTCCGTTCATCCATGAATACCGAATTTCATCTGGAGTTACTATTTCTCCCCAACCGATTCCTGGGCTTGGAATTTGCAATGATGGGTCAAGCGGATTCCTTCCAACATATAACCGTTCCAGTAAATTTCTATTTGCTTCACGATCCGGATTATCGAACAAGAATCCTTTCTTAATCTTAGCCATTTGAGTCCGCCTTCTTCGATTTCAGAAAATTGAACATGATTATTTTGGCTCTCGCTCCTGATTTTTTAATTTCCTTTACGCCAAGCATTTCAAGAACTTCGGCAATATGATTTGTTACAATTTCACTTAGGGAAAACTTTACTCTCTTCGCCTCCGTTTCCTTCAATTCTTTTTTAAATTTCTCGATATATTCATCTTTCTTCGTAGTTTGTAATTCTCGCGATTGCTCTAATAGCCTATCAGCTTCATCTTGAGATTTTTTGACAAATGCGCGTGCAGTCTCTACCGCATTAAAGGATTTCCTCTCCAATTGCTGAGTTTTGATACTTATTTTTGTTTTTAGAGCAGAAATATCTTTCTTAATTTTGTCAATTTCTGCTTTATTCTCTTTCAGGAAATCAGCTTCATCGTCATAACGCCACCAACTATTTCCTACTTCCTTTCCAGATTCTTCATATTTATCAGGGTTCTTTATGTATTCCATGAATAAAGGGACTTCATCCAGTGATTCCTTTAGTGAAGTGCTTCTACTATCGAGAAGGTTTTCAGCTTCATCTAGATCATCTAAAATTCCTTGAACAGCAAACGCCCTTGACTGAGCATCCTTTGCTTGTGCTCTGATCCGCCCGCTTTCTTCCTGCAATACCAATTTTGCCTTTCTCTCAGGGTCTTTAATAATATCATATTTCAACTCGTCTGGGTTTATTTCAGATACATCGATTGCAGGGGATCCAGTGTTTTTAAAAATATCATTAATCCGAGATATTTTTTCTCCCTGTTTTTGGTATAATTTTGAATCAATCGAATCCTCCATGAGAACATCTACCCACATTGTTTTCTTGAGCTTATTTCCTGGTCTGTGAGCGCGTCCGCGTTTTTGAACTTCGGTTGTTGGATTCCAGTCGATCGAAGTATTATAGGCTATCCCGGTATATTTATTGAGGGAGACACCTTCCTTGATTACATCAGTTCCAAGAATAATCCTGCATTTGCCATCCGGATTATTGAAATCTTTTGTGATTTCTGTAAACCTGGAGAGACCTTTCGCTTTCATTGAAGAATCCCTTGCAGGTGTAGTTTTGGTTTTTGTATCCATTATTTCGATAGCATCACCAGGAATTCCTTGGTCAACCAGATATTGTTTTATTTTCTGTATATGCTCCACACCCTTCGGCATGAACATGATTTGACCTGGGATAGGTTCGCCTGGTCTTAGCTCCCGATGCTTATAGTATAATCCTGCAATCGAATCTGCAATAAATTTTAGTTTTGGGGAACGCTCAACTACATCGGCAGTTCCAAGATGGTTAATATCAGAGAATTTTTTCCAAATATCTGCTTTTCCGGGTTTCACCAATGCAGGAGATATTCCCATCATTTGTTGCGTACCAATTGAAACTAAAGGCGCTGCACCGGATGGTTTTCCAGAAGGGTCTTTTTCATCATACATTTCTTCAAGACGATCTCTCATAAGTTTCTGTTCTTCTGATAGAGGCAATACGACAGCCTTCATTTTTAATTCTGGGCGCTCTACTCCATTTTCATCCCCTTGCTGAAAATCGAAATACTCCCTTACCAAAGATTGGAAGGCGTGACCATTTTTGAAATTCCGGACAACTTGCTTTTGCTTTATTTCCCCATTCCCCTCAATTGTATTCTCCCATGTAGTTTCAACAAATGTAGCAATGAAATCCCTGATATTGTAAATCCCCATGTCTCGAAGACGTTTTTTTGCTACGATGGAAAGAAGAGAATATACCTGTAATGGATTATTTGTAAATGGTGTAGCTGTTAGTAAAAGTACATTTCTGTCTTGATTTTCTTTAAGTATGTGTTGAGCTGCAAGATATAGTTTTATCCCCCTTGCGGATGGGCTTCCACTTGTGATCCCACTAAACTCATTTGCCTTTACGGAGGCTTCTTCTTCATCAGAACTAAGCTTATTGACTCCTCCCAATTGGTCTTTCTTCTTTATATCAACAAAGATATTGTTAAAATTGTGAGCTTCGTCCACTGTTATCATGTCGAATCCAGCGTCATCAAATTTCAGAGCAGCTTCAGTTCCAATAGTTGCCACGCCAACCAATTCTTGTATCTGTTCGTCGTCCTGGGCTTTACCGCGCTTCCCTTTTTCATTGTCTGGGTTGACTATCTGATCTTTTAGGTCATTTGTTAACTCATTGAATCGATTTTCAGAAAAACCAAATCTCTGGAACGCATCATAAGACATTATCGTTACAGTGCCATCATCAACTTCGAATTTTCCAGAGTTAGATTTCAATTGGTCATTGAGTTCTGGAGTCCCGATCATTTGTGATTTTACATTCGGGAAGCGTTCCTTGAATTCAAGTGCCCATTTTTGGAGAACAGATGTAGGTACCACTATCAGAGGTTTTTTAGCTTTACCTGTTTGGATAGAAGACACGTTGGCCATCATACCAGTCCATGTTTTCCCGAGTCCGACTTCATGGGTCGCGCATCCAACACCTTTTGTCATATATTCCCCGACAAATCGCATCTGAATACCTCTGGGGTCTTGATCCTTATCCTTATATTTTCGATTCATCCCTTCCAATACAACTGGTATTTTATTCGAATCAATCTTGGCTACTGAATTGAACTGGTCATTCCATTTCTCTGAGAGTTCTTTTTGGTCTTCGTCGGAAAGAATTTCATTTATAAATTGTTTGAAAAGTTTCTCAGCCTGAATCTTGCGTTCTTTCCTTCTTCTCTGATTCTCCTCAGCGTCGCGACCTGTGACCTTCTCGCCCAATGTGTAGGATTTAATATCCATTGCCGAGCAATCAGTCCCCTGGAAATATTCCCTTGGCAATCCACCTTCGTAATGAGACAGACCTCTTGAATATCCATAGTCCCGATAGACAGGAGTTCCCAAAACATAATCGAAGAATTTTTCAGTTATTTTTTTTCCATCTTGAAAAACCAAAGATTGAACAAATGGTTCAAGTGGAGACAAAACAAGTTTTGACATGTCTATCTTCTTTGGAGTAGCCGATTCGAGAGCTTTTTTTTGCCTATGATATTGCTCTTCTCCATACTTGTTGATAATGCTATCCTTTGATTTTTCAAGCGCAAATAGCTTGTCTTTGATATTCCCGGATTGGTAGATGTATGCCGGCACGAAATCAAACTCTCCATTTCTTCCTTCTACCAGAGCCATCCGATCCTTATCAAAAGGGAGATTTTTTATTCTACCGATTGGATCCATGTTTCTGACAATCTCAATATCTTTTTCATCGAAAGACTTATTGAATTTCTTATTAAATTCAGCCTGTGTGTAGAGATTTCTAGGGTCTATTATTGATGAAGAGTCTTGGATTTTTTCCTTCTTAATTGCCTTAGTCGATTTCTCAGCATTTTTGTTCCCCTTAAGACCTTCTGAAATGGAATTCTTTGTTTCCTGACTCATCGGTTCTTTAGGTTTTGGCAATTCTAAAGCTATAAAATCTTCAACGTTTCCTTTGATAAATGTTTCTTCCCTTCCAAATCGATTAATCCTTTTTTCTTCAGAACCAATTATATGCTCCGGATTTTCTTGAAAATATTTCCCTCCGAAAACCAACTTATTATCCTTCTTATTAGAACTGTTTTTCCTTAAGATAATAATATCGGTTCCAATCCCAGTATTTCCGAACGAACCTTCAGGGAGACGATACGATTCCAAAAGCTCAGCCTTCTCGAAGATTTCCTTTTTCCAGTTTTCCTCTCCTGCATTCATGAAACTGGACGGTACAACGTAGGCTAAAACTCCACCTTCTTCAAGAGTATCAAGGCCCCTAGAAATGAAATAGTGTTCATATCTTTTATACCCCTTTCCTTCAATCGCTTTATATCTTCCAGTCATCGCTCCATAAGGAGGGTTTCCAGCAACTAGCCCGTATTTTTTACCAGAATATTTATTCCCTAGTGACCGATTTTTCTTATCGATAAACATGGTTTCAAAGGCATTATCTGAAACATTTGCATCTGGGTGAAGAATTCTTGCAATCTGATAGGCAGTGTTATCATCAGGATTGTATTCAAGCATATCCCAGCGGTAATTCGTATTTTCGGCAAATCGTCCTATTCCTGCGGCTGGCTCAAGAGCATCCACGTCTGGTTTAACATAACGAGATACTATTTCCTGCATTTTTGAAATTACCTTCCTCGGAGTAAAGAACTGGTATAACATCCCGCGAGTAGCTTCCGCATCTTTATTTGTAGTCTGACCGCCAGAACCCTCATACCTCCGAAGGATTTCCTTTTGTTCATCAGTAATTTGGTATGGAGGCGTAGAAGATAAAATTTGCTTGCATTTTTCGTTGATTTCGGCCTGTTTTTTTTGCGACCACTTTTGTTTCACACCAGAAACAGCGTCAATTGCAGAATCGTTTATTTTTTCAGGCAAAGAACGGTCATCTTTTTTAGCGTTCTGATTTCCTTTCATTGCCTCAGATCGAGACTCAGGATGTGGTACGAGGTAATTATTGTTGTTGACAGAATTCCACCATTGGTATAAATTACTTTTTAGGGGAGAAAGTTTCCGGCCTTGATTAGTCGGGGGAGCGCTCCCCTTATTTATTATCTCTGATTCAACGAACTCATTGTCATAAAAGTAATCACCATTATTATTTTCACGGATGATTATTCTGATAAATTCATCTTTTCCATTAATTCTTACCTTTGAACTATAATTATGATAAGCAATAATATTTTTGTCTTCATTTTTCATATTGGATTCACTCCACAAATAAGTCCCTTTTTGCAATAGTTCTGGTAATTGCGGGATGACACTTATTGTTCGGTTATCAGCACTGTGAAAGAATATTTCCTTGAATCCCTTAGTTGAAAATTTGACTTTCCTGCCATCTTTCGTTATAGGAGTTTCGTCTCTTATTTTATCGAATTCATCTTTTGATATTTTCAGCCTGTCCTTAACATTCAAATTCGGAGGCAACCAACTGGAATCTATGATAACCGGTTCTTGACCAAGTAGTTCTTTCTTTTTTTCTTCTTTATCTTCTGGTTGCTGTAAGTAATAATTGGATTTTCCAAGCCTTATTCGTCCGTCGCCTCCAGGTTTCCCAAATCCGATTCCAGAATCCCTGCGTATGCTATCAGGTTTTCCAGCGTTACCGTTTTGTTCTCCATTTTGCAGATTCTTTCCAGTTGCGTAGATACCCACTCCTGACTGTAGTTTTTGAGTTCCAGAAACTGGCTCTCCTGTATTTCCTTGTATAGCTGGTCCGATAATTTCTGATCCATTATTTTGCCTCTTCCCATAAATATGATAGAGCTTTCGGAAAATTGACGATTTGTAACCACTTTCGGAAGATGTTTTCGATTCTGTTTTTGCTATAACAGCAGTGGCGTAATTTCCGGTCGTTTCGTCCATTTCTTTTGCAACCGGAGTATTTTTGGCAACATTTGCAAGCTTTTCCTCTTCAGCAAACCTTGCATCGTATTTTTCCTTGAACTCAAAGTATTTTGTAAAATGTCTTGTCCATTCAGGCAAGCTGATTCCATCTGTACCGATATTTTTTTTCTTGTACTCATATATGGCTACATGCTCCGGACTACTCGATTCTCCTATGTTGAAATATTGAAGTAGCTTACTAATTAATGTTTGGTGGTTTGATTGATGAGTCGCTGGGTGCTCGCTATCATATTCTGTCTTTGTATACCAGTATTTCCAACGGTTATTTTTCCATTCCCGTTTGTAATATTTGGCTCCCTGCCTTTGTTCGCCTTTGCGACTCTTCAAAAATTCTTTTATCGTCTCATTTGCATTCATTGGATTTTGACATATTTAAGAATTATTCGTATTTGCAAGAATTATTCCCAATAAGAATCAAAACCAATGCAAAATAGCAAGGTCTCTGTCGCTGTGGCTGTACCCTCAAGAACCTTTGAACAAATTGCAATAAATTGTGACGGATATATTACTATTGGAGAATCGAATTTAACATAAATCCGATCTTCCGCTTTTCCACCTACAGGCGTTCCAACTGGCAAGGTTAAAAATCCTAATGGCACCTTACGTGGAGCCTTGGTTGTATTCGTTGCAAATGATCCTGATTCAGCAGTAGCTAACGATACGGCTGTATGCCCGAATGCTAGAGCCATTGCAAAAGAGAAAGGAGTCGTTGCAACGGGGACGACCTGATTTACTACATCAATCCAAACACCTTTGACATATAGGTTTCGTCCCGTGATATTGATAGTTGGATTTGGGTTCTGGAAAGACGAAATAATAATATCCGTCGGACTTGCAGCCATTGCATTCGCCTTAAATAACCCACCCAATCCTGTTCCCAATGCTGCTGTTGTATTGGTTGCTGTTCCAGTTGTTGGCTGTGCGGTATTTGACCATTGCGCGGTCTGTCCCATTGTATTTCCGTTCTGCCCTTGATGGCCTGAGAAACCTTTTCCGGCCTGAATATCTGAATAATGTTTCGGATTGTTGAGGTCAGCAAGCGAAATCTGAATATTGCCACACTTCATAAGTGCTGGAGTTCCCGGTACAACCCCAGTGTTAATCGCTTGTATGGAAAAAGGGAGAGACCCGGCGATGAACGGTTGTGAATTTCCAATTGGTGTCTCCATTACATCATATAGCACATCATCTATCCACAGCTCTGTTTCTGTATTTGTGACAGATAAAACAAAATGATAATTCTTTCCAGGAGTAATCGTAAATCCTGAGATTAGACCCGATGTTGTTTCGATACCATTGTAATTGAATACTAATTCAAGCCCGGCACTGCTTAAACGGACATAGACCCCGTCGTTTGGTATGGAAGCGGCGGAAGGATAAAATAATCCAAATTCGAATTTTTGATTCGCTTCAATTGTCCCTGAGACTGAAACTAAGAAATCAATATACTGGGCAGAACTTCCTACAACAGAAAAGGTCTGATTGGTTTGAAGTGAACAATATGCCCCGGCAGAAGATGATAGATTATTGTTGATCTCAAGAAAACCCCCGGATTGGGCCATTGTCATTACAGAAAAGACATGCTTCCAAATAGACGTATTTTGGGCCGGAGCGTTGAAGTTATCCTCGAAAAGAATCGTATCTAATCCTACTCGCAATCTGTAATCTGTTGATACCTCTGGTGATTTGAGAATTACATTCCCTGTAATAGAACCGGGATCATTCTCGGAAAAATTTCGTATCCCTCCCATTTGTTCAGCAATGTTTGTAAGAGCAACTTTTAGTTGATCAAATGTGTCAACCTCTGCGACTCTACCATCGGTTTTGCCCATCAATTTTGTAAACCAGCTCATGTCCACCTCCAATCTATTTTAAAAGTTCCTTTTACCAATCCGATCATATTATAAGCATTTATTTTGAATCCAACACCCGCGACTATATCTGATACTACAAATCTAAATGCAATGGCCGCGAATTTATGCGCATTCTCATCGTTATCAGGAGTCGAACGTGCGACCATAAATGCCTGTATATTGGATGTTTCCAAAATTCCAGCCTGACCAGTAATAGTAACTGACCCTTCCTGGGTCGGGATTGCCCCGAAGTCAAGAACCGCAATCCCTGATGTGTTTACTGCTATTTTCCAGTCACTATTTGTTATCCCGCCAATAAGTTGATATTGTTTCCCCTCCGATTGAACAAATACAGTCATCCCCTCACGCCTGCGTTGGGTTGAAATGGCATCTCTAGCTGTGAGGTCGGGAACCTCTCTATGACCGCCAAGACCATATTTGGAGTCATGCGTCGGATAGGTGTCCGTTGGTGAGGCCGGGACTATTTGAGATGTTACTTTGGGCATCTAATTTCTCTTTTTAGTTCTGAGATATGATATGATTGAATTGTCAAACATTTTATTAACCAACCCTGAACCTCCAGTCACCTGCGGATGTGTCATAAATAGAACGATAGCATTTGTAGTTTTCCAGGACAGAGTATTCATTAAGTAGCGGAATCGTGATAAATGGATTGAAATCAGAGATAATTTCAAAAGAGTTATCAAGATCAAAGATGCTTGAAATAGATTGAAAAGAGTTCGGAATGCAAATCCATAGATACATTTGTCCCGTGCTTGCACCGAACAAATAATCACCAGATGTTTTATCTTTATATGCAAAATTCTGTAATGCAATTATTTCTGAACCATCCAGTATGTCGTCTCCGTAACCCCAATAGATTTTTTTTGTTGCCGTCGCAGGAGATACAGTTATTTTACTCCCTTCAATATCTGCGTCTGATTCCGTAAGAATGCTATCAAAAATTTCTCCAATGTCAATTGTAGTTTGAGACTGCCGTAGAATCCATTTTCTCGGCTGATTTTTTTTTGCCAATGCCGATATAGTTGATGATGGTAGAACTACGAATTTTGGATTATATCCATAAACGATAGTCAGTTTATCTGGAATGTTTTTTGTTTCTACCTTCACAAAACGAAAATTCACTATTGAATACTCTTGATCGCTGAAGCTTTTTTTTTCTGAATGCAGGGAATAGATTTCCCTAAGCGGAGTATATTTCACAGGGAATAGCCCATTAGAATTTCTCCTAATTACCTCTGTCTCGGTCGCAAGCGACAATGTGGAAATAACAATATCACCCTTTGATAAATTAATGTTTGACCCAACAATTGCGTCCAAATCACCGGCCTGAATATCAAAGCTTTTATCGGCAAGCCTTTTATCCCGCGAATCAATCGTTCTATACCCTAGCTTTATTGGAGAATATGTTAGAACTGAAATGTTGAATTTTCGACCCTTTTCTGAGGGAACTGGGAGAATAATATTTTTGTAATCAGTTAGGCACTCCTTCAATTCAGTATAACTGCCGTTAGGTTCCATTCTCCAAACAGATAGAACCTTGACAATAATATCTGGGTAAATTCCTAAGTCCAAAATTTTTCCATCTTCATTAAGACCGAAATCCCTATAATCAATTTTCTGTACTGCATTGACCTCATAATCACAATCTACCTGCATGTAGTCCTCAAATTCCGGATTCGGTTTTATTTCGATTGTATTTCCCGAAAATCTAATAACTTCTAATTTTATATTTCCGCCAAAATCGTAATTTCTGAAAACCTCAAGCGTTCTGATTTTACTTATAGGGCCGAAACGGGTATAGAGAAGACTTCCATCCATATCTTGATTTTGGAGTGTCTCTATTGGCAGGCGCCGCGTCCTATCTACACGATATATTAATTGTTTATCACTTGGCAATGGCATCCTATTTTCTTCTGTATTTTCTGGATTCGGAAGTGGCCTGATCCAAATAAACGATTCCCCTTGGCGTTCAATCAGATCATCTGGTGGATTTGGATTAAATACAGAAGGTCCAGGTGAAACCTCAAACGGGTTCGATCCTCCGGTTAAATACCGCTTAGCCATTTGGCCCCACGCAATGCAAATTATCTTCCCTGCAAAAATTCAGACATTCATAATAATTTTCCGAATAAAAAAGAATTAATCCATCTGGAATTCTGGTTACCTGGTATCGGATTACTCTTTTAGAAATTTCATAGTTCCCAAACTTTAAAAGAGTTTTATAATATTCAACCCATACGATTCCAACCTTTACTCTATCCGAATCTGTCATTCCCTGAATTCCCCCAATTTTATTTTATTTAGAAACCATTCGATATAAAGTGCTAAATCCTGATCAGATAGTTGAGCAGCATCATAATAAGGAATAGTTTCACCGTCTTGTTTCTTGACGTAAAGAAGAACGGCGCTTACTAGCTGGTATTTTTTTCTGTAAATATCGCCATAAATTTCCTCAATCATACTTTCCGGTGAACGAAAATAATCTTTTAATTTCCGGAACGGATTTAATATAACTGAATGTGGAGGTCTTTTGGCTTTATGCAATTTAGTTGCATTTTTTTTTGCTTCTTCGATTAAGAACTCCAGTCTATCAATCAAATCTATAAAAAGACACTTCCAATTCCAGTTTCTCCAATATTCATTATCATTGGGACTACCAGGAGAAATATTTGAAATTTTTACGGAATCCCTTCCTTTGCTTATTTCATTTCTTACCCCTTCAAATAGTTCATTTATTTCAAATTCAGTCATTACAATCCTCTAATTCCACGCTGAAATACAAGATACTCAATCCCGGATTCATGTGCAGCCATTATCACACCAGCGTTATATGCCATAGCGGATTCAGTGAATGCAAATCTTTTAAAATTTCTATTCAACCTCATTGTTAATAGTTCTGATTCCTTCCCATTAAGTATCTGTAAATACTCATCTTCAGACATTTTACCTTTTTCTACAAGCGAATAAAGGTCAGGGAAGGCCATTTCTGACTGCAATTCTTCTACCGACTTATTGTCTCTTATCGAATCAGCTATCATGTCACCCCACATTTTTCGCAGGTAAATGTAAGGCTTTCCTCCTCTCTTGGGTTGGCCGTTCTCATAAATAATATTTCCATTTTCATCTCGGTCATATACTGCTATCCAATCTGCTGAATTAGATTTTGACCATGTTTCTGCAAGATTTCGAATCCTGTTTTTGTCGAGCTTGTCCTCCATCAATTCCGGATCATCCAGGCCAACTCCAAGCTTAAACGTAAAAGCCCTATCGTAATCTTCAATTCCCATTGAATTCACTGTTTCCACTGGCAGTTTTAGCGCACCCGTCAGATAACCAGACAAATATCCCAGAAAAGTTCCAGTGTCTCCTATTTCTTTATAAACTGGATTCCAGTCATTTTCCAGATACCTAAATAGCCAGTCATCATATTCCTCTGAATCAAATGTTTTGATTTTGTTTTCAGGAGGTATGTCGCCTGAACCAGAATTATCTATTTGCAAATCAACTTTTGGCCTACCTTCCGTACGCGGTTGTTTATCAAATAGCTTTTGTAAAAATTTAGGAAGGTGTCTCTTCCCCCAACTAAAGAGACCTTTTCTGATGTATAAATCAGATGCCTTGATACTGATTTTATCAGGGCCAAGCGCCTGATATTCAATCCATTTCAAGTAGTCGGCAACCAATAGCTGGAATTGCCGACCTGCTCTCGATTTTAAGAACGGACTTTCCTTAGAGTCCCAGGGATTGGAATAGATCATCCGTTGCCTGAGCCAATTGCGATAATTTTGTTTCTACGGAGGTCCCGACTGTTTTGTAAATTGAGTCAACCTGACCGGAATATTGGGTAAATCTTTCCGTATGTGCAATTTTTGCAACTGCTTCGGACAAATCAGAGACAATTTTCCCTGAATCTTCCAGCCCTTCCGCGGCCTTATCCAATATAGCATTCATCACGCCGGATGACCTAACCTGCAAATTACGGTTAGGCGCATCCATAATACCGGAAACCAAAGCGAATAATTCTGACTTTGCATTTCTGTGGATATTATCGATAGACGATTGAATAAATTGTTTCCCGTCTTGGTTAGGCTGAACCGTCGGAGAAGTCTGCGGTTCGGGTGCTGATCTCTTGTCAGCCTCATGCTTTTTTTTCTCTTTTCTTGGCTCGGATTTCTCATTTTGTTCTTCCTGTAAAGTCCCAAGAATAGAATTTGTTTCCTCATCCGACAACCCTTTATCAAGACAGTATTTTTCAACCTCGGCAAGAGTTTTAAATTCATTTGATTGAATTCTCTCTCTGATTCCCGATAACTCATTCTCAATACTGATTTCCCGTGTTCCGTTTTGTTCTGTCATATTTTCTTACCTTCCCTTTTTAAAATTATTGATTTTTGTGTTCCGCAATCGCTCTTGCCGCGATAGATTGCTCTGGGTCATCGTGGACTGAAGATGTTTCGTTTTCTCCACCAATAAAATCATCATCTCCCCACGGCAACTGTTGCTCATTCCCAGAATTCAATTCGTCTGGCAGTTGTTGGGTTTGCTGAGTATTCTGATCGACCGTGAAAACCTTTGATATTTCCTGCGATACATATTGATTTCCTACCAACATGCCAAGTTTTCTGAACTTTTTGGCTTCATCCTCGGTAATGATACCATTCCTGAGTGCTTCATTCGCCTGGTCTTGCATTGTTGGCAAATCATTTTCTTTTAGAATTGAATCAATATTCCTATAAGTTCGGAATTGTTTTTCATGAAGGTCGGCTTTTTTTGATTCATCGTTTGTTTTTACTCCTACAAAAACGATTTTTGAAGGTAACTCCATCTCTGGGTCTATAATTTCATTTAAACAATCCTCATGAAATGTCATTATAGACCCGTGGATTCGATCACGAGAGAAGTTTTGCCTTCCATCCATTGAAGGCTCCGATAAAGAGCTGGATTGATTCAGACGTAAACCAAGTTGAGCTGGGTCCATTCCATGTCGAGCAATGATCAAAGAAGCTGTCATTTGCAGTAATTTATCAAATGCAAAATCATCTTCGACATCTAAATTATGAACCTGCATATCCCCAACACCGAACATCATCGGCAACCTGAAATTTGGTCTAGGGCCGTAAAATTGATTTTCCCATTGAAGTTCGAGGCGCTCTTGATCCGCTTTCGTGAGCTGGTTCTTGGTTGTTATTATTGCCCTTGGTGGATTTCGGTGATTGAAACGGTCTGCATTCCATCGCAAGGAGTTTACCAATGCCATTATCTCAGTAATGCACGATTCAATCGGAGAATATCCAAAACCACGCATCCGAACATCCGAAAGATTATTCTTATGACGATAGATAATTCTTCCTGCTTCGAAAACTTCAGTTACCGAATTTTGAATCATTTGCACGTGAGTGATTCTTTTGTCTCCACGGTACCCTTTTCTTGGATCGACTCTATAGATACTCCCTGGGTCGATATACCGAATATCGCAAAGTTTTCCAACCCTGTTATAGGTTTTTAGATAGGCTATCGCATCAATGGCAAGTGTGTCACGAGTAGCCATTTCAAGCACTTCTCCCATCCTGTCACGTTCTCTCCAGTCATGTGTAGATTTGTCTCCCATAATCAGCAGGATATTTGCGATATTCTCAAACTCATTCATTTGTTCTTTTGTTGGTCTCTCATCTTTCCGCTTTAGTTTTATTTCAAAGCCTGGGTCTTCCTGATATTTCGCATACATAGAGCAATCGTCTGAAACGATCTGGTGAATTGCCCCAATTAGAGAGGAAGAGTAGGAAATATTCCGCAAATCATCCGTGGTTATCCGGAAAATTGGTCTGAGTTGGATTCCTTGATTATACATAATGAGCGATTCGTCATTGTATAACGGATTTTTCCTATCCTTAGCTGATTTCAGGATTTCGTACATTTGGTTATTCAGGTCAATCGCCTGACTAAAAGCTTGCCTTGCTGGTTCATAAAATGCTGATTTCCGGAATAATTCTATCGGCATGGTTTCCGGGTCACCGGATTGTGTTTTTTCGATTGGAGTTGCATTTCCGCTTACAAGCTTTTCTCGGAATTCTTTAGGTATTCGGTTTAAGCGATTTTTTTCGTAGTTTGCACCACGCGGTCTTCCAGCCATGCAAAGTGACGAAAATAACAGAATACTTAATTTGCAATCAATTTTTTTATTATTTGCAAATACAATGTTTCAATACTGATTCTATTGGTTTCTCAATTTGTATATGATTCTCAAAATATTTGCAAATTGAGGAAAAATCGGAAAACTAATGTTATAGTTAATGCTACGTTAGTGGTTCTATCGGTATGGTTTCCGGGTCACCGGATGGAGGACTAACATATCCAGGGAATTCAAGAAGTTTAGAGATTATATTATAATCCATAGCAAGAGTTCGTGCATGAGACCGCAAAAAATTTAGGTGTATAGAATCTACTTGGAACCTGAATCTCCTTATTAGTTTTTTTAAGATTGGAGAACCATTTTCATCAATTTTAACAATTCCTTCATTATCTACTTCATATTCTTCACATTCACCAGTCTCATCGTCAGCTTTAAATACATTTGGGACGATATAATTTTTATCTAAATCAAAAACGTTAACATATCTTCCTATTAAGGTATCTCCTGAAATAATCATACTTATTTCTCCTCCATTTATTCAATTAATATTAACTCATTTTTAGAGTTAATTGTTTCTCTCCTTGGAAATCTGATGTTTTTATCTATTCCAAATGAAAGCTTCCTTCATTTTCCAATCTACTCCTAATTAAAATCCACGTTTTTTTGCTTGTAAACGGCGTAGTGATTCCAGAGATTTCCCTACGATATTCTGTTGTTCTATCTTGTCGCTATTTATTTGTCCTGGTATAGTTATCGTCGATTGATCAGGTGGAGAAATGAACTGAACCATTGATCCGGCGTTCTCTTTTATCAGGCGAACCGACATTTCCAAAGCGTCAGGACCGTCCTTTTTCATGTATGGGAAGGAATCTAACTGACCGTGCAAAATGACCGAATCATCCCGAATTTTTAACTGCCCAGAAGCTATCATAGGTTGCAATTGGGATTCTATCCTTTTAATTTTGTCTCCGGAATTCGAAATCCCTACGATCGGGACTAAAATTCTATCTTTCGGCATAAGTCCATCGACTTGATTCATGCAAAGTTCATTGTAATCTTCAATTTTCTCCTTAAAATTCTCAACGAAATACTCCTGCCCTCCGTTATCTTCTATTCCGCAAACAGCCCACGGAAATATCCTCAAAGCGCTGATTAGGTCTTTCATTATCTGGTCAGGCCGGCGCCGTTGAATATCAGAATAAAGCTCCAGGAATTCTCCGTTAGGAGAAAGCCCGACTCCTTCAATGGCAGAAAAATCCGATCTTTCTGTTTTCCCCTGAGACAAATCAACCGCAAGCGCATTAACCCATCCATCAAATGAGGATGGTCTATGAAACTTCCATGTCCTTATAAGTCCTTTAAATTTCTGACCGACCTCTGGCAGTGGTTCGTTCTGCCTCTCCTGAGCAAATGTAACAGGATCATCTTCTCGCTCCTTAAGAAGGGTGGCAAGTGGGGCTCCCGCTTGCCAGGTAGAAAATTCTTGTCCGTTTGAATCAGTTTCGAGGGCCTTGTATTTTTTCCGTATCCAAGATTTATACCTATCCGAGTTGAAAACATACTCTCCGACGCAATTAGGTGCAATTGTTGTGTAGGAAAGGATTACATCTATTCCCCAGACAGCTCCAAGCTTCAACGCTGCCCGTTCCAGCCACCGGTATTTCCGTGTCATGGTTGATTCAGAGGCTACATCTTTTTCCTCGTCCGGGTCGTCCAGTAAGAGCGCGTCTGGTCGTATATGCTTATATCGCTTACCACGGATTGCATTTCCCCAGCCCTTTGCGATACATCGAAAACCTCCTGAAAATACCAGATCAAAATCCGACCAGGACACATTTTGCCCTTTAATATCCTTTTTTGGGAGTAATTCAGGGAAATCATTCTGCAATTTCTGATTGTCTTCAATCTCTTCCTGTATTTTCTGAAGAAACTCTTTTGCTTGAGTGAGTGTCGAAGAAATCAGTATCGGAAATTTCCAAGTTCCAGTAAGAAGTAGCCATAATACACCGCAAAGAGTTAATATCGTGGACTTCCCAAAACCCCTTGATAGAGCGACAAGAGAACGGATAGGGTCCCTGTTTTTTGTTCCGTCCCTATTTTTCCTAGATCGGTAGGACTGAATCAGATTTATAAGTTCCATTTGCTGATCACCGAATCTGATTGAGAAATAGTTTGGGAAATAGTGCCGGCAGAAGAACAAGAAAGAACCTCTTTTTCCGGTTGCACGCCTCCTACAGATATTTTTTTCTCTATTTTCAGCAGATGTCTGCCTCTTTGAAAGCCGCGCCTTTACATTATTCACAGCTTCAGCGAGTATCGCAGGGTCAACATTCTCGTAAGGAGTTCCTTTTAGTAATTTTTTCAGAGCTAAATTACTCATCCCGCACTTGAGTTTCCAGTACTTTTTCCTCTATGAATTGCTCAAGACCAGCGAGTATCTTTTCACGCGCCTTCTCCTCCTTGGCCTTGGTTTCATCCTTCATTAGATAGTGCGAATTATTCAGGTAAGAAACAACAACAGATACTTCTTTAGGAGAAAGCTTGCCTCTTCTTTTCTTCATAAACTGAATCCAATCGATCAGGATGTCATACATATCGAACGCTATAGAATCCGATTGTATTCTGAGAGCTTCGATTCTACGTTTTGTTTCATCCTTGTAGGCATTCTGGAATTTAATTCCGACTGGTTTATCTGAATATAGCCAGTGATGAATAGTTTTGGGCGGAATATTGAGTTCTTTTGCAGTTTCTACTATTGTAAACCCGTCAATTAGAAAACAGATAGCTCGATATTGTTGAGAAGAGACAGATGTCTTACCACCACTATCTGAACTTTCTTCTTCGGTTAGTAGGTATGAGAACTTTGAAGTCGGTTTAGCGTTTTTCTTCTTTATCCTGATTTTACCTGATTTTTTTCTCACAGCCACAGTAGCATTTCAGATTAAAGAATTTATTATGTCAAGTAATTTAATCTTCTGTATCCAATATGCGAATTCAGCAGCTACATGCTCCAGAATTTGTTAAATTATTTATGCTTTTCCAATTCATCCAGAAATTCCCGAACAACCCGCGACCGCTTGACCCATTTGAATATGTCCTGCTTGGAGTTCATTATCGCTCGTGCATATGCCTCCGGACCGCCTTTCGGGAAGCCTTTGGCAAACGATCTGGCATCTGTTAGCGCTGAATTGATTTTAGTGGAATATTTTTGAGATATTTCGGATATTTTTTCCTGCTTTTCCGCCTCAATATCTTTCGCATGTTTGAGCCGGGTGAGATAGGATTCGAGATTTGAGTTTAGTTTTTCGATAAGCTCTTCGTTGTCTGGGAGCTTATATTTTTTGCTGGAGGCATTATCGCGCCGAATCTCATAGATATATTTACGGAGCGTATCGTATGGTTTCCAGTAAAAATCTTTTGCAATTTTTTTTATATTGCCCTCTTCCTGAAGGGCCGCAACTCCTCCAATCTTGGGATCCTCAAGAAGATAGTCCAATCCGTATTCTTTTATGAGAATGCTTTTAAAAACCTCTTTGGAAAAAGGCTTAGCGTTGTCGTTATCGCCATAAAGTACCTCAAATTTGCACTCCTCATATGGTGTCAGTAGCTGGGCGCATGGTAGTTTATAGTTTTCCGGTAGTCGTTTATTTCGTACTAGTTTTAATGATCCCTCAAATCGTCTCCGGCCCTGATATATCCAGTGCTTTCCGTGTTTATTTTTTTCCTTAGAAACAAGCAGTGCCTTATGTTTCGGTAGTTTTTTTATACCGGCCAGTCCTGCCGTAAACGCTAATCGTTCCTCTTTTTCATCCTCAGTTTCAACCGCTCCCCTAATTACCCTTTCCGGATTATCCGGGTGAACCTCTAATTGATCTAGCGATAACTCAATAATGTTTGTTGTTTCGTATGCCATTTATAACACTCCATTTTGACCGAATTTTTAAATGGGCGTTAAAATAGTAGTGTTATTTATTTCGGATTGCTAGAGACATAAAAACGACTGGTCATGTGGTCAGTCGTAAACGATATTCGGATGATTAGTAGTTACCGGCAAGCGTAGGGACGCAGCACCATAATCAAACAGGGCTGAATATCCGAACTCTTAACCGGGTTTGGTGTATTATCTTCAACGGCAAGCCACCTGATTTTACCAGCGTATCGTATTTCCGCTCCATTATCTTCAAGAAATGAAATAACCCTCACCTGATAAATTGGGAAAATCAATACGCTGGTATTGCCTTTGTCCCTTTCCGCAAGTGCTTTTCGCGCCCATGCCATCGGTCCTATTTTGCGTTTGCCAGGTTCTTTTGCCATTCCTGTAAATGGTGGATTTACCCAATTACTTTTACCCCAATCAACTTCAAGCCCATCAAAACCTTCGGGCCGTGGAAATGGGCAAGGGTCAAAGTCAAAATTGAACTCATCATTTAATGGTTTCAATTTATCAGGTGGCATCAGCCAGTAATGTCTTTGGTCAGCCCTGTTTGACGTATCAATAAATTCAGGACCGAGAACGCCAGCCGGTAACACAGCACCTAAAACGCAAGCGGCGGACGGACAACAAACGGGCTATCAAATAAATGTTCATTTTGTATATCCATTGTTTCAACCGATGCAGAAGATGGGTTCAGAAAAATACACCTTGAAGCATATTCACCAGAAGCATCACATCTTACAGGTATTCTAACTTTTGCAGAAGTATGAACTCCATCTCCTTTTTTGTCTACTTGCATTGATACCTCGTACCAATATGTGCAACCTTTATGTGTTTTCATGTTTTAAATTCCCATTAATTAATTTAAAGTTTTAGCACGACTTATTTTTTTTAGGCAAATATTTTCTTGCTGTATCAAATTCAAAAAATCCTAATTGTGGATTATGCGGCATTAAAATAATCGTAACTGACCTATAAAATTATTAAATCTTTCTTCCTGCGATGAAAAGAAATACTCACCTATCTCGCATCCAATAAAATCTAATCCGGATTCATAAGCGGCAATCCTAGAAGATCCGGAACCTAGATGAGTATCTAGGATTTTCATGCCTTTTTCAGAAAAATCTGCAAATATATTTCTATACAATTCTACTGGCTTTTGAGTAGGATGAATTTTCTTCTCTGCATTCACACCACCCGTATTTGAAATACGGTACATTTTAGCTGGTTTATCAAACGAAGTCCAAGCCATCTCCCATTGAGAAAAATTATCCCAAGGCTGGCATTTGTCCCAACAAATAATACATCGAGTTGCAGGCAGAGAAAAATAATTTCCTCCGAAAATAATTTGATTTTTGGATACACGGAAAAGTTCATTGAAATATTCCAGAGAAGGTTTTTCCTTATCCCACTCACAAGACATTGTATTTAATGCCCTGTTCCTAAGTTTTCCGGCTCCTTGATTTAATCGTCCTTTTCGTAATTTACATGCGGTGCTCTCACCAGGATATTGAACATGCCCCTTACGGTTCGGATTCGAGCCCATAGACATATTCGGAGCATTAATCCCATATGGTGGATCCACAACCGCTAAATCAAAATATTTATCAGAAGTTCTTTTCAGAAGTTGCATGCAATTCTCATTCGTGACTACTGAGATAGGGGATACAAATCTTCCGCCAAAATCATTTCGCATGCCAGGGAAAAGTTGTAATATCATTTTTCAATTGAATTCTGTAACCTATTGAGACAGGTCTGACTGATAATAATGTCTCTCACGAGTGCCGTTACATTCACGCCCTTTTTGGATGCTTGCATTTTAAGCTCCTCGTTAATTTTCTTTGGGATGGGGACATGCAGAACGGTAGTTGTATATTCGCGCTTCCTTCGTTCGTCGATAATGGGCTGGTATTTCCCAGATTTTCCAGGTTCATTGCTGATTTCCGAAACCAATATATTTTTTCTGCGTATATATTGCCTGAAGGCAGGATAGCTCGGTATAAAATCCCGAAGGTCATCTGCCCAAATATTATCGAGCGAGCGCCCATTGGCAATCCCAGTTTTTACTAGGTCTTCCATCCAATTCGGATATTGATTTACTGATTTTCTTGACATCTACTAACCTCCAATTTCCGTTTCCGCTCCCTTGATTGCCTGGAAAATCTTTTCTGCAATTTGTGGAACAATTGAGTTTCCCAGGGATTTAAAACGGTGTGTTCGATTGGGTATCCCATCATATATTCGACAAAATTCGGTTGCAACCTCAGGCCAGTCTTGGTCCCACCTGACATATCTCGCAATATTGTCTCTACGTTTTTCTGCCCTGGCTTTTTTCTCCTGTCCTGATACCCTGTTCGAGCATCCCGCGCGCAGGGTGTCGGTATTAATTCTAAAGCCATTAATAGTGATTTTCCGAAATCGTTTCTTCTTCCGTTCTCGTTGTTTTGAGTTACTGTTGGCAATAATCCATACCCTATCTCGCCTATGGGGAGCGTTGACGGCAAGAGCCGGTATAATAAACGATTCGACTTCGTAACCAGCACTTTCCAGGTCAATAATCGTTTGCTCGAAAACCACTCCGTTCTCGATATTAACAAATCCCGGAACATTTTCAGCGACGATCCATTTTGGTTTAATTTCGGATATGACTCTAAACATCTCTCCCCAGAGATAACGGTCATCTGACGAGCCTCTCCGCTTCCCGGCAACGGAAAATGGCTGACACGGGAATCCTCCTGAAATAATGTCAACTGATCCTGCATATATCTCTCCTCTGAATTTTTTTATATCAAAATATCTTTTTGTTTCCGGGAAATGTTTTTTTAAAATCATATTGCAAAACAAATCCTTCTCGACCGAAAATATATTCTTAAATCCTACCCTCTGCGCTGCAAGGTCAAAACCTCCGATCCCTGAAAATAGTGAGGCATGATTCATCCACGTAACTCCTTGAAAACCATCTCTGTCAATACCGGGTCTCGCTCTGTAATCATGTGGCTATTCAGGCAGGACAAAACAACTTCGTTGAAATCAGATAGCTCTTCCACTGTTTTATAATGCCTGCGTTTTTTACGGTGAGAGAAAGTGAGGCCGAGCAATTGAGAGCAATCCTTAAATATAGAACGGTCAGTCCTGCATACCTCACAATAATCAATATTCCTTTCCCTGAATAAATCAGATAGAATTGCATTGGATATGACATTCATTTCCTGTCGTGATAATTTAGTTTTTTTCATAATCATAAAAATCTTCTATAAATTTTATAGTGCTTTTCCTATTTCCGTATATGTATTTATAAGAATATTTGTTGCTCTAGTTGACGCGTATTTTCTTATCGCGTGTGACAATAAAGCATTTTCTGCAAAAACATTCGCCTTAAAATTTGCTGATTTTTTTTTTTGTAAAATTTTCCGTTACTATAATAATACAAACCGAAGCCATTCTCGATTTCGTTTGGTTTGATCAAATTAACGGGGCAAACATAATAGCGCTCTCTGCCAAGATGTGGATGTTGTTTTATAAATTCTTTCAGAATTGGGTTTCCGAAAAACAATTTCGTATAAGTATCTTTTACAAATTCTATTCTTCCAAAATATTTAACATCAAATTCTTTTCTGCAATATTTTTTTGAATCTTTTTTAAAATCCTGATAATCAACTTTTATCTCGAATAGAATCGAGCCACCACCTTTGAATGCAATAACATCTGGAAATTCGAATGTAGCAAACGATTGATACTCGTATAGCACCACCTCATTTTTTGGGCATTGCCATTGAGCTGTTTTTTTGCAAAGATCGTAATGTAAATCCATCTATTTTTTATTTTCTCTCAATTTCAATTCAAGCCGCGAAAGTGCATTCCAGGCCAAGTGCGGCGCATGTAATAATCCAGAATCCCTATCATTATCACTACCATTTATCTCAGAAAAATAGTGGCGTAATAATGCTCTCGTATAACGCTTCTCTCCCTCAGGTACTTCCAACCATGAATTTTCAGCATATTTTTTAGCACCAAACTCAGCTACCTCTACGACTGCCCTGATTGCATTGCTCATCGAATCAAGAACTAAATCATAACGAAGTTTCCCGTAATCAAGTTTGGCTCCTAAATCGTGCGCACCTCTGCCAGTAGGATCAATTTCATTGCTGTCATTTTTTCCCATTTTATATCCTCTCCAATATTGTCGCTAACCGCGCCCTGTGATTTGTGCTGATTACAATTCCGATCATTCCAACCAGCTTCCAATCTCTTTTAGAAAACATCGGAAACACCTGATCCAACCATACCAAGTGACCTCCGGTTTGTAAAACTTTATGGCATTCTTTTACGACTGTATTTCGTTTGATTAAACAAGTCCCATAATGTTCAGCGTCTTCCTGAGAATATGGTGGATCGGCAAATATTGTTTCGAATGATTGGCTGAAAAATTCAGAGAGTTTTTCGGCTTCCCCTATTATTTGGGCATTTGAATTTATTCTGTCCCGATCAAATGTAATATCTGAACTTGTTGCCTCTAGTTTCCCAGAAAATACTAGTTTCCCAGAAAATAAATGCAGGCGAATTCCTTTTTCAGTTGCCGGAAACAAAACATTCATGCGTTTCAAATATCCTTTAGGATAAGCCCCATAATAGTTGCTTGTATTAGTATAATCGTTTCCCATAAACCAAATATCCTCAATACGATCGTTGAATATCCTGAGAGGGGGAAATTTTGGGAAGGTTTTTTGGTACAGTTCAGCGCGATCTTGTAATATCATTCAGCAATCCCTCATTTTCTTCGTTTATTTTTAGGGCTTCCTGACCATTGCAAAGATCAAACCAGCTAGTCCCGTCATAATTAACTTTGAACAAATCCTCGGTTAATTTGGTTAGTGTTCTTTTATATTTTCTCATATTTATTTTTATTCTGCACCACAGCAGCAATCTGCTATATTAATAATTTCTCCACTATTATCAACACCCCAAGCTCCACAGGTGCAATCTCCTACTATTTGTTGTAATCTACGGATTTCCATATCTTCGATTTCATCGTCATCTAATTCTGGCTCATCATCAGGATAATTAAAACAATTACAATTATTACAACAATGCTCCATGTTAATATACCAGCCCGTGTGTTTTCCACTGCTTCGGTATTTTTGAACACGCCCAGGGAGTGCCGTTCGACAACTCACCCTCCCTATCGTTATATGACATGCAAAAGCAATCGTCGGATTTCGGCTCATCCGGTTTTATTCGGAAACAAAATGTCCGCGAAATTATCGCTACCATTCTGTGCATGGAGTCTATGCGAGATTCCGGATTGTCCAGTGATCTACGACTGACTGTTATTCTGATACTCGAATTGTATTGGAAAACAACAGCGCAAACTGCAATTACAGATAATAGTAAGACCAAGATAAAACTCGTCACCAATTGAACTTTAAATATTTTTGATTCACTCATCATAAGCACCTATCAATTATATTTTTTGCTTCTTCAAAACCAACTGCAAATTCCGCGTTAAAAAAATTTAACCTGAAGGATTTGATTTGCTCGTATTGCTCCACAACATGATTGTTCGAAATCAGGTTGCCATCTTTCTTCCAGATATTTTTCGCTTTGAGTTCCAATGCCAGAAATTTTCCAGCATGGAATATCAGCAAATCCGGAATAGCTCTTACAACACCCATCTTTTTCGCCCTTGCCCGAACCTTGAAAGACTTTTGTCTTGCACCGTTATGATACGTCGAGACTATGATTGCTTTTGGGTAACGCAACCTGATATATTCAACTACTGCTATTTGCAACCGATCCTCTGGGTTGTCTCGCAGATTTCGTCTAACGTTCATTTCTTGAATTAATCTCATATTTTTCTGAACTCCACGACATTAACAATAGGGTTTAAAACCCAAGACTCTTTCCCGTTGATAGACCACCAAAACTCTTTAAATGCCTCTCGCTGGGATGTCTTCAAATTCCGTAATTCAGTTTCTTGCGTTCCGTAATATGCTGTACCTCTAGCAATATAATGCAGAAAAATCCCTTCCAGCATAATGTCTGAATCTGAAATATCCTGTAATCTTTCCTGCCGAATGCAGGTAATTTCCAGCGTGATTCGCGATGCCTCTCGCGGCATGAAAAATGACGGTTTCCATTTGCTAACCCCAATGGCATTTTTTGTGCCGGGATGATCAGAATAATCGGCTTTATACAAATATTTAGGCTGAGACTGGTCTTCCCTGCATTCATCTATTGCAAAAGCCTCCCTAACCCATAACATATCGCCAATCTGATAATTTTCGTGTTGCACACGGCGAGTCATTGTTTTATTTCCGCTTTGGATTGCGCGAATCATTTCGGTAGAAAATATAATTGGATGTTCTTTCATTTCCCTACCGCGCTTTTATCTGGAAAATTGAATAGATTTCCTTGCGCACGTTCCCCAGATATATATTCGTTGGCGCGCATTGCCAAATTATTTAGTCGTTTAATACAAGCGTCAGTCAAGATGCTTTTTGGGTCATCGCCTTCAAAGAATTTATGTGGGGTGTTTAATACAAGAGGTGCATTAGAATTGTCCAATGTTTTTAGTGCTGTAATAGTGGCGCCTTCTCTGTTGCCATGACTAAACGAAACACCGGAAACAAAATATTTATCCAGACATTCCTGGTCATCTAATTCGCACATATCCAGAACATCCTCTAACAGAAACTGTAATGCCTGAATAAACTCAGGCTTAGCAGGATCAATAGAATTTATTTCATACTCGTCACCACTGACCGGCTCTGTATACCTGATAGTAGTTCTTCCATCTTTGAACTTTACTTTGTCGATTTGAAATTCTTTCATTTTTATACTCCTTTAATTTATTTCTAAAACAGATGTAAAAACTTCGTCTATTCTCCGCAAAAAACTATCCTCTATATCAGGATAAATCTTTGTGATTTTATGGTTTGAGTTTCCAATAACTTTTATTTCTCTGTGACAATACAAAAAATCAAAAAACGCATAGTATCGGGATAAAATGTAATCTTGTTTTTTTATATTGTTCCAATTATACAAATTGAATAACTCATCAATTAATAGAACATCGAGGCAAAGAACTTTTCTTAGGAGACCTTCAAAATCTTCTGATTTCGAGAAGTATAAAATTAAATCATGTTCTGTAAAAAAACCTATTCTGTATTTATCTTTTTGCGTATAAAAAGAATGTCCAATTGAATATGGTTCCTTCGATCCATTAGATAAAATCCAATCAAGAAATAGTTTCGTTTTTCCTGATCCTGATTTTCCGATTATCAATGTCGATCTTTCTGGAATAGATGAGTTTTCAATTTTCATATATTGTTCCTTGGCACATAGCCACCTTTGTTATCGCGTCTCGGTTCTGATACAAGTTCGTTCCACAGCTTCACCAAATAAAATGCTGTCGGTTGTGATTTTTTCCAAAAAGGGTTATCGATGGAGTTCTTTTTGAGTTTCCATATTTCCATTTTTTTGCGCACCTGCTCGAAATCTTCGGCAACCAAATCTACCAGTTTATAAATCCACGGATCATCGATTACATCGTTGTAAGTGCTATGAGTCTCCTCCCTGAAAAAGCCGGCTATGATATTTTTTATTTCCGAATATCGTTTTTTCCTCAAATCAAATTCATCAGGTGGGTCAGGAGGTGGAGGAGGAGAGTTCTTTATTTCTTCAAATTCTCTCTTCTCTCTTCTCTCCCTAGTACTTATATTAGTATTTGTTGTTTTAGTACTTATTACCGTTCGGTTTACCGCGTCGGTGGAACCGCGTCCCGTCAACCGCGTCGGTAAATCAAACGCGGTCTCATAAAATGGTAACGTTAGGTTGTTATCCGTGTCTATTTCTGGAGCCTTGGTAATCGTTGTGGGTTCTGTTGCTGGTTTGTGGTTTGGGTTAAGCTCTGGGTTTTCGTAAATAACGTAATCGGTTTTGTATTTCCCGTCTGATAGCCGATAGGATATTTTCTCTATGTATCCCTGCTCTACCAACTGGTTGTACGCCTTCCTGTGCGAACACAGACCGTTAGAACTGTGTTTTGCCATCTCTGATAAAATCGGGTTAAAATTATCTGGCCTGGACAAAATCAGAGTAAAGAGTCCTTTAGCCTCAAGAGATAAATTTTTATTAAACAGATACCGATTATCGATAACGGTATAATTTTTGTTTTTTTGGACGCGGAAATATCTTTGTCTCATGCGGCTACCCTCAGCATATCGTCTAAATATTTCTCTGCCCGATCAAATCCGTAATCATCACAATCAAGCTGAAATACTTTTGTATTTCCGGAATAGATTGTGATTTTGTCGTCGATCCATAGTTTTATTCTTCTGTGGTCGCTGATAAATCGCAGATAGCAGTTCGGATGATCCGTGGAGGAGAATCCGAATTTCTCCACAAGATTTTTTTCTTTTTCTTCATGTATCATTTTTTATTTGTCCTTATAATTGTTTAATATGTCGCATTTTGATTTAAAAAAAATTATTCTCTTATTTCGAAAAATTTTTTAACAAATTTTATTGTCTCAAAATATAATTTTGCGTTTTTATTCTTTCCGTGAGTCTCTTTTATTTTCTCTCGGAATTCATTCTCCGTCCCATTAAAACAACCTGTGGAAAAATTCAAAAATCCGTTAGAATCTAAACAAACTGTTAACGTTGATAACCTTGATCCCAAACAAGATACAGTAATATAATCGTTTGTTTTTTTTATGAGACAATTTGAAACCCGCGCGTTGCCGTAAACCAACGCATCGCCGTAAACCCGCGCATTGTCTGAGACCCACGCATCGCCTGAGACCTGCGCATCGCCGTAAACCCGCGCGTTGTCGTAAA